TTATGATGCACTCCTACTACTACCCTTTCTTTCTCCAAGACCATTCAGTTCTCGGAGTATACGATTTTCACCTTTAAGCATATTAACTTCAGCTTTAAGTTCTTCAACCAATGAAGAGGTTTCAGCAATATTATCTGGTAAGGAAGATTTAAGCATCATTCCTTCATCACGTAAAAGCCACTCTGCGGACAGATCCCGATACAAAAGAAGAAATTCTTTTGCCCTATCTACTGTAATACTCTTAGCTTTAGTAAGAGCACCTACCCCCCAGTTAAGTTCACGCTCTGCAGCTGTCGGTGAAACACCCTTATATTCAAGGTATTCCTGAATTTTCTCCTTGACTGTCATTATTTTCCAGTTAATATTTGTTATTTAAAGAATATATTCTTTTAAATCGTTTTGATAAAAGAATATATTCCTTTAGATTTGCATCCGTAATCAACAACCAATCGATTGAGCAATCCTCAACGGAATAGTTAATTTACAAATGTAATAAACCTTTTTTAATATGACATACTTTAAGCATAGAATTTTGTACGAAAAAGGCGTGATACCCAAATTGGCTAAACGCTTCAATGTATCAGAGAACACGGTGCGTTATGCACTCCGCTTTGCAACCGAAGGTGAACAACCCGACTTAATCCGTAGCACAGCACTCAAAGAGTACGGATGTGCCTTATCCCAAAAGCCAGTAAACATTAAGTAGTCACTTTTAAACAATATGTATATGGATCTGAATAAAACTTCAAAAGTCCTCTGCATAATCCTTACAGTTATAGGGGCATTTGCAATGTTAGGAATTGCAGGTCGGCAGGACTACAATCAAGAAGTCCTCTATACAATGCCGCAAGAAGCTTATGAGCAAATCGTGCTTATACTTGGTGATGATGCTACGGACACAGACATCGTTCGTACATATATGAATAATAAGCAATACTATGACAATCTTAGCTATTGAGTATATGGAAATTCAATTTATTGATAAATCTGTGACATTTGATACGTTCGTTACAAGCGTAGCAGCCAAACTTGCATCCTTTATAAAAGAGGATACGGACGATAAACCCTATATCTCACAGAATGAGGCCTTCCGGATATTCGGGAAAGGTAATGTACTTCGTTGGTATAAACAAGGAAAAATCCAGCCGTGCAAAAGGCCTGGGAAAATAGAATATCCTACAGCCAGACTTAGGGAACTCTCTCGAACGGTTCAAGATTACTTTGATAAATAGGTCGAGTTTCCCGGCCACTTCTTCTTTAGCTCAGTGGTAGAGCAGCGCGTTTCATTTTGTTGTTTGTCTCGTGTTTAAAGGTTAGTTGATTTTCATCGCGCAGGTCACCGGTTCGAATCCGGTAAGAAGAACAATATAAAATGATATAGGCAGTGTGATTTGCAAGGTTTCAGTCGTGCCACCTAAAAAACTGATATACATAGCAGATGCTGAGTTGAAGGCGATAAAAGAGTAGCCTAAACGCTTTATGTAGAAGTCTCAAAACGCTTCTATCATAATGAACTTGTAGAGGTATATCAGAGTAGTAAGTATGACTTTTAAATCATCATTCAGTTGATGTTCTACATATATAATATAAAAAAGAATTATCCCGTGTTCTTCGGAGCACGGGAATATGGAAAGCTGGCAGAGTGGTTTATCGCACCTGTTTGCTAAGCAGGTTAACCAAAAGGTTACAGGGGTTCGAATCCCTTGCTTTCCGCAGTCTTGTATCAATGAACGCACCACTTTCGGAAATTTGAGGTCGTTATGGGAGCGACCAATATTATGAAAGAAAGTAGTAGATTGAGAGAGTATGGTAAAACCCATATAAGTCCAAAGGGTATCAATCGAGGTGGATTCCTGCAAAATCATGCAGCAGTTGACGGTGACGACATGGCGGTTCATGATGTTGACAGTCCGGAATAGACGGACATACGGGCGGTTATGTATATCGTGGCTGAAACTACGGTGAGGTGCACCAATATCCGTGAGGCCGGTTCGACTCCGGCACCGTCCACAAGCCTTTAGGATGGATGAAGCAGAAGTAGTGATCCCAAAGCTCATTTTGTTACGGGCTGCCCGGTATTTATTCCGGCTGACACGACGGAAAGACGCCGAAAAACAACATGAGTGTCACTATGAAGTAGCTGAAGTCGTGTGTTTTGCTCCGGGGAACTGCCCCGGAGCTTTTGTAGACATTTGGACATGAATTATATAGTATTCGGTTTCAAGATCCTTTGTTAACCAAAGTGTCTGTTTATGTAGTAATATGCTCTTTCGGTCTGTGAAGATAGAAGGCAATCTTTTAATAAATTCATGATATAAATTTTAGATTTATAGCCCCGCTTTTGGTATGTGAATATCGAAGCGGTTTTTAAACAGTATTCCCTAACCAGTTTTATATATAACCTCTCCCCGCCCCGTCTATGATTCGGGTTCGTAAGTGTTGCAACTTGGCGGGGAGCAATACTTTCGTCTGAACTACTTCTATCCCCTGAAGTATCGACGTAAAGGAGAAACACGTGAAACCTTGCAGTCTTGGTGTAAGTTCTGCATGGTATCTGAATGCTGTAAAAGAGCGAAAGAAAAAAGAGAGAATAATGAATCCAAGAAAAAAGGTACAAACTAAGAAAGATATGAATTATTCATTTAAACGAATGCTGATGGAAAAATTAGACAAATTGTATTCAGATGATATTCTCATAGCGATTTGTTTTTCTGTAAGAGGTTCTTTGGATTTACGATTCCAATTTAAGCCCCTTTTTGTTAATTCATCCTTCATTTCTGTAAGAGTTAAAGGCTTTCCTGATTCTTGTAATACAGCTTTGATTTCACTTTCCATTGTTGGCTTTTTCATATTCGTTTCATTTTAAAGTTAATGCGCAAAGATACAAAAAATATGATAATAGCATGGTTTTCTTGCGGTGTAACATCCGCAGTTGCTTGTAAGATAGCACTTAGCCTATACGATGACGTGCGGCTTTACTACATAGATACTGGCTCCGGGCATTCGGACAACGCTCGTTTTCTATCTGATTGCGAAAGATGGTACGATCAGCCTATTCATACAATACGAAGCGACAAATATACCTGTGTTGCTGATGTATTGCGAAAGGGATATATCAACGGGGCTCATGGCGCAGCCTGTACACTCCAATTAAAGAAAGTGGTTCGGTATAAGTTGGAACGTGAACTTCAACACTGGGACGGACAGGTATGGGGATTTGATTACGATCCGAAAGAAATAAATCGGGCCATCCGGCTAAAACAACAATATCCAGACACAAAGCCGCTGTTTCCGCTTATTGAAAAGCAGATAACAAAAACTGATGCTATGGGGATGCTTTGGAAAGCCGGCATTGAAATTCCTGCCATGTACAAGATGGGTTACAATAACAACAACTGCATCGGCTGCGTGAAAGGCGGTATGGGTTACTGGAATAAGATACGGAAGGACTTTCCGGAAGTATTTAGCCGAATGGCGCAGATTGAGCGTGACGTTGGTGCTACCTGCCTGAAAAATAAAGATGGGCGCATTTTCTTGGACGAACTACCAACATGGCGAGGTGATCCAGTAGAAGAGATTATACCAGATTGCTCTCTTATCTGCCAGATAGAGTTTCAAGAAATACTTGATAGGCAGGTAGAGCGAGTTTTGAAAGGAGAAATTAGTATTAACGATGTAGCCTGAAAAGGCTCAATACAATATCGAAATGAACACTCAATTTGAAAAATCGGCTACGGCTACCGATGAATGGTACACGCCGAAAGAAATCATAGATGCACTGGGTGTATTTGATACAGATCCGTGCGCTCCGGTTAATCCACTTTGGCAAACAGCTATTCGAATGTATAACAAGGAACATGACGGATTAACAAGAAATTGGATAGGTCGTGTTTGGCTTAATCCTCCTTATTCCCGTCCGCTTATTGAGAAATTCGTTAAACGGTTGGCAGAGCATGGTAACGGCATAGCATTGCTTTTTAATCGTTGCGATTCTAAGATGTTTCAAGACGTAATATTCGAGAAGGCAACAGCAATGAAGTTTTTGCGCAACCGGATTAGATTCTTCCGTCCGGATGGAACCCGTGGAGATTCTCCCGGTTGCGGTAGTATCCTAATTGCTTTCGGTGAGGAAAATGCGGAGATACTAAAAACTTGCAGCATAGAGGGCAAGTATGTAAGAATCAATTAGAGTAAAACGAATTTAGATATGAATAGAATCCAATTACATAAGTCCATTCAGCACATTACAACGGCTAATGGTAAATTGAGTGATAAGACAATAAAGTTAATCAATAAAATGGCAAAGAAAGCGTATGGCAACAAATGACAACCCATTTACAGAAAGTAACGAGCTTATCGCAAAGTTACTAAAGGAAAATAATTTGGAAGTAATGCACTTGGAAATGTATCTCGATACGCAAAATGTTGTGTGTGTGGAAAGAACTACCTATGATGCGATGTGCTATAAGGACACAGCTTTAAAGGCTTTTCTCGAATGTGAGGGATATGATGAATTTGAGCGTGAAATTAACTCTTAACTGATAAAATTTGAATTATGAGTAAAGTAAATTTCAAAATAGAAAAAGCTGTAAACGGTCACATACTGAGAAGTGATATTTGCGGAGTTCGTGTTTACGAAAAGAAAGAGGATTTGTGTGCATTTATCGCAAGTAGCCTCGTTAATGGGATTAAGTTTAAAGATGATATTGCAAACATATCTATCGAAATAAATGAAAAAACGGATAAACAACAACCCTCAAAATTAAGAAAAAAAAGTAATAAATTATGAACATATATTCGTTTAGCAAACCAATGATAGTTACATACAGCTATTCATGGATGTTTCTTTTTAAGATGTATGCAACTATCATTATTAGATTTGATGTTGAGTATATCAATCAGCCTATTATTGTATCAGATGAAGAAATAGCTAAAGTAATAACAAGAATTACAAGCCATAAAGTTATTCAAATTGTGGATTGCTGGGATTCTTAAACAAGTTCAGATTCAATATTATATTTGGCTTTGATATTTTCTTTCAATTTCAATAAGCAAGTTGGGTTATTTTGAGGTGGTGTTATCTTACAAAGCTGAATTCCTACATCGGTTAGCGTGTAAGAATGACCTAAGTGCATTTGTGGAATAGTTCCTGTTTTGGGTGATATAAGTTTTAAAGATTGTGATTTTCCATGGATTTCCATAGTGCCTGCATTAAAACCGAATTCACATTTAATACTATTGATTAGACCGCAATCTATAAGAGATTGGAATTGGGTAGTAGGAAAATAATCTTGTGTTAAGATATAATTAGGTAATATGTAATCCTCTAAGACGAATTGACAGATATCAGCAAACCATTTGGCTTCGAAGGGCTCAATATTTCTTAAAACAGACAAGGTTCTTTTAAAAAATGTACCTGGATTAGCAATCTCTCCGGCTAATAATTTTCCCCAAATAATTTGCGCATCTTCCTCGCAAATGTCCAGAGCATAATCAAAGAACCTTGCACTCCATTCAGGAGAGACAGGAGCCTTACTAATGTTATCAATCATTTGTAGCTCTTGAGCTGCAAGTGCGTATATGTTCGCTATATTGTGAATTTGCCTCGTTTCTCTTGCAGAGAGAGTTGCCTGAGATATTTCATTAGCTAAATTCTGCTTTAGTGCAGTTTTAAGAGCTGATGTACTTGCAATAGAAGCTGCTGACGCTTGTGCTATTGCTATTTTTTCTAAATAAGATGGCTTGATTACCCCAAGGAGTGAATCACGCAATACTTCAAAAAGTTTGGCAAACCCTTTTTGTGAGTTTGCTTGATTTTCAAGTTCTGACATAATACTTAAATTTTAAATGTGACATAGCAAAAGTAATAATAATTCGGGCACGTTCTCCATTTCTTACAATAAAGTTTTAAATGTGACAATTTATACTTCTCTTCGGAGGCGTGCCCTTTTAATCAAATTAAATTAAAAAGGAATCAAAATGAGAATAGAAACAAAATTCACGCCTGGGCAAAAGGTTTGGGCTATTTATAACAATAAAGTGCAGGAATTTATGGTAGAAACAGTTGAAGTTACTTCTCACTTTAATTATGATACCAATGAACCTTACGAACCGTCTTCCAAGTATAAACTACGTGTAGGTGAAAGTGCTGGGTATAGAGTTGAAGTTTACGAATTTGAGTTGGAGAGGAACTATGCGCCATCTAAAGAAGAACTTTTAAAATCACTATAAACAAATAATTATGGAAACAAAAATCTTTCTTTTAGCCCTTAAAAAGAGCGTGAAGCGCAAAGGTATAACCTATTGCATAGGCGTATACAAATTAGGAACTCCAAACATGGAATTCGTTTTAGGAGAAACTGATAATAATCAAGAATACAAAGCAGGTAATGTAGTATCATACATCTACAATGCTGATTATACAAATAATCTACAAAATGCGTTAGACTGGCTGAATAATGCAAAATAGTAATTCACCAAGTAACAGAGTAAATATAGTATAGATTCTTAAGGCATTTCTTGTAATGTGTTTATTCATGATTAGTTTAGGGCGGCATCACGGGTTGGTGCTGCCTTTTTACTTTTCATGAAACTCACAATTCAATTATAAATAATCAAAAAACTTACATCATGAGTAACATTCTTCTTACTGTCGAAGAGATTAATCAAATGAATCCTCTCGACATCGTGCAATCAGCATCAGTAAAACAACGTTTTATTCAAATCTACGACACTCTTTGGGGTGAAGGTACAGGCGAAGCAGCCTATGAGCGAGAAAGCATTCATTTCAACCGTTTCCTTTCTGACAACAAGAAAGTATGCGATGCTGTAACACGTTTCTCCATCTTCACCGCCTTTATCGACCTGGCAGTCTGTGGTCTGTCTGTCGAGCCGGGTGTTCGTGCTCTTTGTTATCTACAAGGGCGCAACACCAAAATCGGGAAAAACGAAAAAGGCTTTGACATCTATGAGCCTCGCTTAACACTAACTATTTCGGGGTATGGTGAACTGGTTCTTCGCGCCCGTTCCGGACAAATCAAGTATGCCGACAATCCCGTTATCGTCTATGAAGAAGATACTTTTTCGTTTTCCGATACAGATGGACGCAAATCTGTTAGATATACCTGCAATCTACCTCACAAATCAAAGAAAGTAATCGCTTGCTTTCTTCGTATTACCCGTACAGATGGTTCGATTGATTATTCTGTAATGTTCGAAGAAGACTGGTCCCGCCTGTCTGATTACTCGGCAAAGCAAAACCGATACTTTGACCGCGATCATCGTCAATGGGTAGAGAAAGGTCCTAATGAACTATACAAGTCTAATGAAGGTAGCATTGATACGGGTTTTCTCATAGCCAAGTGTATCAAACACGCCTTCAAAACCTACCCCAAAGTAAGAATAGGCAAAGGAACCGAACTTGCAACTGAACAGGAAGCCCCCACTCCAAGCATTGATGACCTCTATGGTGTGGATAAAACAGCGGAACAGCCAAATCCGGAACCTCAATCATTCGGTCCTGAGAAAGACACTTCTACCGGTGTTAGCTTTAACCCGGAAGAATCCAACAGTACAGACGATGGCGCATTTTAATGTTACAACCTTATAATATTATATAGTCATGAGTAATGAATTAGTAAAACAGGAAAATGTAGAAATGATTGTGAAGAATGCTCCACAATCCTACAACGAAAATCAAATCTCACATGATCGTTGCATTGAAACAGGCAAGAAATTACTGGCTGATATCCAAGCAGCGGGAGGAATGAATGATGAACTCGATCAACGTGCAGCCGAATTTATCAACCGTGCACGGAATACTGTTAAGAAGATGAATGATAAACGCTCACCGGTTACGAAGTTATTCGATGAAATACGTACAGTCTTCACCAGCATGGAAAATGACGTTGATCCTACTAAGGCGGAATCTGTTCCTGGAAAACTGCAAAAAATGCGTAATGACTACGCTGCAAAAAAGAGAGCCGAAGCTGAAGCCCGCCGTCGTGAAGAAGCACTTCGCCAACAAATCGAAGCTGCAAAGAATAGATACCGTCTTGCAGTGGAAGAAGACTACCAGCAATCTTTCAATCGTATGCTAAATGCAAGTTTCAATGAACTGACAACGCTAAACAATAATATTACGCTGGAGAACTTCTCCCAGCAAGAAAAAGCTATAAGAAACTTCCCTGTCACGTTGTCCGAAGACAAAATCACATTACTTCCTTCTGGTGCAATGATCCCGGCAGAACTAAGTGCAAACGATTCTCTAGGAATACGGAGAGAGGTAATGACTAGATTACTTCCAAAGTTCCGAGAACAGTACCGTTTTGACATTGGCGAAAATCGTGACAACATATTGTTTATGCTACCTTCCAAGAAAAAAGAGTTGGAAGCCATCTCGCAAGCTTCTGCTGAGGAAGCTCGCAGACGTGAAGAAGAAATGAAACTCCGTGAAGCTGAGGAAACTCGCAGACGTGAAGAAGAACGTTTGCGCAAAGAAGAGGAAGAGAGAAATAGGCTTAAAGTACAACAACAGCAAAACGAAATGGCAGGACTATTCTCGCAAGCTGCTGTAGCAACTCCTTCCTATCAGCCTAAATTACAAGTCAAAAAAAAGATAGTAATTAACAGTCCTCTTGGCTTTCTTGACATAATAAACTTATGGTGGACTACTGAAGGATGTAAGCTCACAGTTGATGAATTAAGCAAGAAATTCAAATCACAAGTAACCCACTGTGAAAAGCTTGCCAATGATAAGACAGACCCTCATTTCATTCAATCCACATACATAAGCTATGAGGATGAAGTCAAAGCTAAATAAAGTATGAATCATAATCCAGATGAATATTACAATCGTCGTGAGGTCAGTAACAGTGACCTCACGGAATTGAAGAATCTGCTTCACCCACGGCAACAATTTGGAGACAAAGAAGCTGCATTCCGTTTTGGATCACTCGTAGATGCTATTATCACAGAACCGGACCGGGTCAATGTATATCGATACACTGTAGATGATGTACAATATACGGCCGATGAATTTGGGCTCGCACGCGAAATGTACAAATCCCTGCAAATGGAAGCTCGCAAAGATGAATTTCTCGCCAAAGTTTTGGAGCTGTCCGACACACAGCGGTTCATGGTTAATAGAGCACAACAGTTTGAATACGGGAGTTTTCCATTTACTCTTGACACACGTTGTAAATGGGATTGGTATTTATCCGCATGCAATTTCGGTGGCGACCTTAAAACCACATTTGCTACTTCACAAAAACAATTTGATGAAGCTGTGGATTTCTTCGATTGGGATCGCTCTCGCGCCTGGTATATGGATATTGCTAACAGTAATCTCGATTTCATTTATGCAATTTCTAAAAAGAACTGCCTCGTATTCAAGAAACATATTAACCGTGGTGATACCATATATATCCGTGGACGAGAGAAATATGAAGAACTGGCATTCCAATACTGGTGTCTCAATCTTGCAAGTTAATAATGAAAATATATTGCCGTGTTACAGACCTGGGTCTTGTACCAATGTATGATTCTGACTATGACGAAAAGAAACGACTAAAAATAGGTGATACTGTTCTATGCGATATTAAGAAACCACGTAACTATGAGTTTCATAAAAAGTTTTTCGCATTGGTACGTCTCACTTACGACAATCTTCCGGAACATCTACATGAAGCCTTAAACATCTACAGCGAGGAAGATATGCGTACCTGCCTAAAGATGGACCTTGGGCTCTACTCAATTGTTCGTCATGGTTTTCGTGAGTATATAAATCCTCAGAGTATATCTTTCGCTGCAATGGATGAAACAGAATTTGAACGTTTCTATCACCGTTGTATAGATATCATCCTAAGACTCTATCTCCGTGGTACAGACCGGCAAGATTTACTTGATGAAATAGAACGTTTTAAATAATCAAAACAATATCATGAAAGTAGGTGAATATCATTATGCTCTACATGGGCGTCATTTCCGCATATATCAATGTGATTACTCAGACGGGAAAGTAACAACCTCAAAATCCGTTGCCAACGAACCTAATTATAATGACCGTGAAGCTGCACGCAAAAGGGTGTATGAACTGAATGGCTGGAATTACAAACCCAAAGAACTGAGATAGGTATGGAAGTAATCAAACATCAACTCAAAATCACCCCCTACCCCTATCAACTGGAAGGAATAATTCAAGGGTTGAAGTGGAAACGCCTTTTCATTGGTGATGAACCGGGATTAGGAAAGACATTACAGTCTATAGGAATCATTAATGCCGCTAGCGCCTACCCTGCACTTGTCATTTGTCCTTCCTCTCTTAAAATTAACTGGCAACGGGAAGTAGAGAAATTTACTAATAAGAAAGCAATTGTTCTTGATAATGCCAATCGTACCACATGGCCGTATCTTCTACAAATGAAGATGTTCCATGTTGCTGTTGTCAATTACGAGAGCCTGCGCAAATACTTTGTCTGGGATATCAAAGGTGGTAAATCCTTTCGTCTGAAAGATGTTGTTTTTTGCCCACAAATATCTATGTTTCGGAGCATAATCATTGATGAAAGCCATCGTGTAAAAGATGCTTCTACCCAACAAACCAAATTCGTTAAAGGAATATGTACCGGAAAAGAATGGATAATACTTCTGTCCGGTACTCCTGTTGTTAATCGTCCTTCTGACCTTGTAGCCCAACTCTCCATTATGGATCGCTTAAATGAATTTGGTGGCAAGGGGCAGTTTCTGCTTGATTATGCACAAGGAGAAAAAGCCGCTTCTAATCTTGAACAATTAAGCCAGGAATTATTTAGTCGTTGCCTCATTCGACGGGAGAAATCCAAGGTGCTCACTCAACTACCCGATAAGACACGAGTGGACCTCTATGTAGATATATCTAATCGCGAAGAGTATGATACTGCAGCCGAAGACCTTGCCAAATATCTGCGTGAGTATAAGCAGTGTCCTGAAGGAGAAATCCGACGCAAGATGCGCATGGAAGCCCTCGTTAAGTTTATGACCCTACGTTCCATTTCCGCAAAGGGAAAAGTTGCACAAGCAATAGACTTTGTACAGGTGTTCCTTGAGAGTGGAAAGAAACTGATTCTTTTCTGTTCGTTACATGATATTGTCGACGCACTTAAGAAATCCTTCCCTCGTGCTGTAAGTGTTACAGGGCGCGACAGTTCCATCATGAAACAAGCTGCTGTCGACGCTTTCCAGCAACGTGAAGATATGCAGCTTATCATCTGTTCCATCAAAGCCGCCGGTGTGGGACTTACCCTCACAGCATCCAGTAATGTAGCATTCATAGAATTCCCTTGGACATATGCGGACTGTACGCAATGCGAAGACCGTGCGCACCGTATCGGACAAAAGGATAATGTAACCTGCTACTACCTGTTAGGGCGAGGTACAATTGACCACCGTCTCTATGGCATCATCCACGACAAGAAAGCCATAGCCAATAAAATAATGGCTGCCGACGATGACATACCCACAGACCAGCTTTATTTCAACGAACTGGCCACGGCATTCATGCAGTCCTATGAAAAAGATACCGCTTAAAGCATCCTCTCAACGGGCTATCGTGGAAGCCCTTGCATACTTTATTGAAAAGAATATTGATAACCCCGAAATGACACAGTTCACCCTTCGCCCTTTCCGTATAGCGCAAAGCGAAATGAAGCGTGCCATGGAGGATAAAAAGAAAAACAAATAATGATACACACATGGTTTGAATGTAAAGTCCGTTACGAGAAAGTAATGGAAAACGGAATGAACAAGAAGGTTACAGAACCTTATTTGGTGGACGCACTCAGCTTTACGGAAGCGGAAGCACGCATCATTGAAGAAATGACACCGTTTATTTCAGGCGAATTTACAGTATCAGACATCAAACGTGCCAACTATAGCGAATTATTCCCCAGTGAAGAAGAGGCCGCCGACCGCTGGTTCAAGTGCAAACTAGTCTTTATTACTCTGGATGAAAAGAGTGGTGCCGAAAAGAGAACATCTACTCAGGTGTTAGTGCAAGCAGCCGATCTACGTGACGCTGTTAAGAAGCTGGACGAAGGCATGAAAGCCACGATGGCTGAATATATAATCGCGTCAGTATCTGAGACACTTCTTATGGATGTTTACCCGTATTCAGAACGTGCAGATCATCTCGACACTATAGATGAAGCTGCAAATTCACCAGTTGTAAGTCATTTCATCACCTCTTTACCTGATAACTGCAGGACTTCAATCACAGTAGCAGGCAAAGCTGTTATCATTGATAAAACAGGGCGTAATACCCGTGTTATCCCTGACAATTCGGAAGAGATTCCCAAAGGAAAGAAAAAGCCGAGTGCTAAAGGTTCAGGTAAGGCTAAAGAGAAATAACCATGACCTATGATGAATTTTTAGAGCAGGAACGTAACCGGCCCTCTCGTAAGAAGCCAGCTGATCATGAGCATCAAATTCAATGCGCCTGTATAGACTGGTTTCGTTTGGCCTACCCTAAGCAGCAAAGCCTTCTTTTTGCTGTTCCTAATGGTGGCAGACGTGATAAGGTGACCGGTGGTAAACTGAAAGCCGAAGGTGCCCTTGCAGGTGTTGCTGATTTGATACTGCTTATTCCCAGGAATGGGTATGCTTCACTTTGTATCGAAATGAAAACACCTAACGGCATTCAGCGTGATTCTCAAAAACTCTGGCAGAAGGAAGTTGAAGCGGTAGGAAACAAATATGTTATCTGCCGTTCTCTTGAAGACTTCATACATGAAATAAAAGAATATTTGAATAACATGTAATCAATGGATAAACAAAAGGCAATACGTTGTATTGATTGTCGCAATAGGCGATTAATACAATGGGGAAATACCCCTATAATCTCAGAATGTAAACAGTCTGGACGACGGTTAGTAGCAGACTCCAAAAGATTCTGCATTCACTTTGAACTAACCAAGTGTCCGCCAATAATTGAGCATTTTAAAACCTACACAGATGGCTAATTCAACAGGTCTCGACTATTTTTCATTTAACGTTGATTTCTTCGATGATGACAAGTTAGCACTTATAGAAGGTGAATTTGGCATAAAGGGAGCCTACATTGCTATTCGCTTGCTCTGCAAAATATATAAAGAAGGCTATTACTACCAATGGGGTGATGACGAGTGTTTGCTTTTCTCGCGGAAAGTGGGTGCCGGCATTACTTCGGACTTGGTGAAAGAAGTTGTAAAGGGGTTGGTCAAACGTTCCTTTTTTGATAAAGGGGTTTTTGAAAGGTTCCAGATATTAACTTCTCGTGGTATACAAAGCCGCTATTTTGAAGCAGTCAAGCGTCGCCAATGCGTTGAAGCCCGACGTGATTTTTTGCTTATCGATGTATCGAAATTCCCTAATGTGCACATTTTAGAGGAAAATGTAAACATTGATAAGACAAATGCAGACATTTCACCACAAAGTAAACTAAAAGAAAGTATACTAAAAGAAACTCCTCCTCAAACTCCCCCTCACGGGGGCGCTTCGTCGACTAGAGGAGGAAGAACAACTTCGTCTCCTTCTTCAGAAAAATACTTTGATATAAAGTCAGCATTGCGAGGAAAGCCTGGCGTGAATGAGAATGATGTATGGGAAGCTATGCGCCTAACCGAAAACGGGAAAGAATCATCTATTGGTTTGAGTCTCGTCAAACAATGGTTAGAAAATCCTTCCATGTGTAACTTCTATGAAATCCTACAGAAGTTACAAGAAATGGAACGAACTGGGAAAATCAAAGTTATGTCCCACGAGAATTATTTTATTTATGTTTTCTTACTGGTAAACCTCACACAATCTGATGCTGATTCAATACGCTTGTATATCAAGGACCCCAGATTATTCGAAGAGTGCAAAAAATTAATTGCTGAAATCAAAAAAGGTCGTATCAATCAACCGGGTAAATTCTTGCTTAAAAAGCTGAGAGAATGTCAAGAAGTTATCAACAAACAAAATCTCAAATTAAAATGAATATCGGGATACTGGCAGTAGATAGTAATTATCCTAATCTTGCACTGATGAAGATTAGCAACTATCATAAGCTACAAGAAGATCTGGTTGAGTGGTATAATCCATTCAATCATTATGATAAAGTCTATATGGCTAAGGTGTTTAGCTTCACGGAAGATTATCAACAGTGGATTACCAACGCTGATTATATTGAAAAAGGAGGTACCGGCTATGATATTTCAAAAGTTCTCCCGGGCAAGATAGACTGCATGGTTCCCGATTATTCACTCTACAATCTTGATGATAAAACAGCCTATGGTTTTCTCACCCGTGGTTGTCCAAACAAATGTAAATGGTGTATAGTTCCTCAAAAAGAAGGCAAGATCGCTCCTTATATGGATATCGAAGAAATAGCAGTTAATAATCGGAAAAATATAATCCTGATGGACAACAATGTGCTTGCTTCCGAATATGGATTACAACAGATAGAAAAGATTATCAGATTAAAACTTCGAGTGGACTTTAACCAAGGTTTGGATGCCCGTCTTGTAACAGACGAAGTGGCCCGACTTCTTGCAAAGGTCAAATGGATAAAACGTATTCGCTTTGGTTGTGACACTCCTGGACAGATAGCAGAATGCGAACGTGCAACAGCCTTGATTGATAAATATGGATACAAAGGAGAATACTTCTTCTACTGCATCCTCTTGAATGATTTCAAAGAATCATTTGAGCGTATAAATCATTGGCGATATAAGGGCAGTCGCTTTCTTCCTCACGCCCAGCCTTACAGAGACTTTAACAACCCCCGCCAAATAATCCCTCAATGGCAGAATGACTTGGCTGGATGGGCTGACAAAAAGCAAGTTTTCAGAAGTTGTGAGTTCAGAGATTTTATGCCACGCAAAGGGTTTAGGTGTGGTGAGTACTTTTAATAAAAACAAAAAAGAAATCATGAAAGCAATAACAATCAAACAGCCGTGGGCATCTCTGGTAGTTCACGGCATTAAAGACATTGAGAACCGTACATGGCCGTGTCCAAGGAAGTATATTGGGCAACGAGTTTTTATTCATGCTGCCGGTTCTCATGGTAGAAAGTTTAGCATTGATTTAACGGATGCACAGACGAAAGCTGCATTTGCAACGATAGCCATAGAGACTATGTTTGGAAATATGCCTTTTGGTTCTATTATCGGAAGCGTAGAGATAGTAGGTTGTTCTATTAATCATCCTTCTATTTGGGCAGAGAAAACCGATACTGATAATAAAGGTTATTATGCAAATCCTATTTATAACTGGGTGCTGGCTAATCCCATCCAGTTTAATAAGCCCATTGAAAACGTGAAAGGAAAGCTTTCTTTCTGGGAGTATCCAGGTATCAATGAGGTTAAGATTGAATGTCCGGAATGTGGCAGCATAGAGATAGCTATTGAGGACTACACTACGGCTCCGTTCCCTACATTCCTGCATAGCTGTAATAAGTGTGGATACGTGATTATGGAAAGTGAATGGAATAAATAATTAGAAATGAACTAAGTATGAAGAAATAAACAAGGACACTATCAATGCCCTTGTTTTATTACAGATTAATAATCTTTCCATGAAGGATTTTCTCCATACTCGGTTTCTTCTGTTTCATCTTCAAGAGTTATATCATCTTCATCATCAACTTCATCATCACTAAAATAACTATCACAATGTTTACAATACCATTGATCGTCTTTTCTTTTTAATGTATTACCACAATACGGACATTTCATAATGTATTAATTTAAAGTTTTGGTTGTAAATATATAAAATATATCAATACTCAATGAAAATAATAGTAAGTTTTTCCGGTGGTAAGGATTCGCAAGCCTGCCTAATTCAAGCCGCCAATAAATACGGAACCAATAAAATAGAAGCTGTATTTTGTGATACAGGTTGGGAGCATCCCGATACTTATCAGCATATTAGTGACATGTGCAAACAGCTTGATGTTAAATTAGTAGTTTTAAGAAGCAAGAAATATACTGATTTTGTGGATATGTCTATCAAGCGCTCCCGGTTCCCGTCTTCCCAAAGAAGGTTTTGTACTTCAGAATTGAAAATTAAACCGATGATTGATTACATTCTCTCACTTACTGAACCTTGCGTGATTATACAAGGCATCCGGGCAAAAGAAAGTAAAGAGCGTGCTAAACTTCCCTACGAATGCAATTACTTTGGGGAGTATTACGAACGCATTAAAAAGAATCGCAAAGGAAAGATTGTTGAAGTATGGAAGCAGAATTATCGTAGAAAAGATGTACTTAAATGGTGTGAACACTATGATGCCAGCGTTTCCCGTCCGATTTTTCAGTGGTCTGCACAAGAAGTAATAAATCATATCTTATCTGCCGGACAAAAGCCAAATCCTTTGTATTCTCGTGGATTTTCCCGTGTTGGTTGTTATCCTTGTATTATGTGCCGAAAGCAGGAAGTCAAACTCATTTCACAAGAAGAGTTCGGGCGTAACCGCTTGATAGATGCAGAGCGAAGGATGAAAGAAGAAACTCCAAAAGGTTCGTCTTTCTTCTCACCCGGTTACATCCCCAATCGCTTCTGCAAGAATAGGACTTACCCAACAGTACAGGAAGTTTTCGAGTATGTGAACCGTAACGATGTCGGCATGGATGATATGTTTGAGCCAGAAGGCGGATATAGTTGCATGAGCCTTTATCATGGACTTTGCGAATAAGAAGTTTAATTCAAAACATAATAATTTTGAGTTAACATCTAATCACATTACTAATATTTCCCACATTCTCTGAATTCGGTATTAGGATTATCAGTTACAGCCACAAGTACAGAGCCTGCTTTAGCTATTTCTTTAGTTACTGAAGCATCAGGTAGGTTATAAGATTTAAAATCACAAGAAACCACAGATATATAGCTAGACTCAACAATTTTTGAGTTGAAATTGTACATTGAACCATGATGAGGAATTTGCAGTGTCCTATATGAAAGATTAAATTTTTCCAAAATTTCGTGCTTAAATGCATTTACTATTTCATCGTCCTTCAATGAAGCATCCCCAAAGTAAACACAATTTAACAAACTTCCAGCATCAGAATCTATTAAAACCTCTATTAGTGCATTTTTCACTAAAGCTATACAATCATCAAACGGGATTTTTTTTATTAATCCAGAAAATAGTATTAAAGATGTTTTATTCTGATCCTTTTCTATTTCTTTAAATGCCCGCTTCACTTCATTAATATTTTTATACAAATATTTTTTATCCGATAGTTTATCATAATCCAATCCCCTTTCTTCCAACTTTTTTTTAAGTTTAGGAACATATTTGGTGTAGTTATAGTTGAAAGGAACATATGTCCATTTTAATGATATAGACAAAGATAAAGAGATTTCAATTGGATTTCCGCTTGGCTGAATGATTTCAGCTGAATTTACCGGTATATCATTTTCACCATTTCTACTTATTCTAATTATTTCCGTCTCTTCTCCAAAGTATGCCTCTGTATCAAGTACTAAACCTTCATAACTCCTATCTAGACCTTCTCCTACAACAAATAACGCTCTATCTGCTTTCGGAATAAATGGTATCACTACTTTTTTAATAATACAATGTTTTATTAAGAAAGGAACGCCATTAATATGATCCTTATGAAAATGAGAGATGAATAATATATCAATAACAGTTTTTTCTTTAGGGAATTGTTTTCTTATGCAGCCTTCAATAAATGTTTCCCCTTTTAAAGTTCCACAATCGTACACCACATTTATTTCTCTACCACCAGATTCATGACATTCAGTATAAAAAGCTCCAAATCCAACAGGATGAAATTTTCGAGTAAAATTTACCATTGTATTAAAAATATTATTTCCTAATATCATGCGTCAACCTACCCCATCCGAAACCTGACTGATTACGGGTTACATGATATGAGAAGTTCAAGCAAATAGTTTATATTCAGCACGCCAAATATCATAAATTTCTAAATACAAACAAAATAAAATCAAGAAAATAAATAGATTACCCAAAATTACATTTATTTACCACCTACGCTATCTTAAGACATTTTGGGAAACACAGAAACAAAACCACCTTCCAATGGTGTTAAGCGATTTCTTTATTAGGGCAATTAGGATTCAATAAAAGAAAAACTGGAAAAGTTGAAAGCTGAATTTCAAAATCTATAACTCTTTATATCAGAATATTAGAAAGAGACGAATGAAATAAAAAAGCAGGTTTAATTAAAATACTATAATTCATATTTTTCTAATCCTAATGATAACCCTAAAGGGTATATAACATCACCCCACTTGAAAGGAATACACATGCTGCGGTCATCAGAAGAATTAAATGTAACACATATAATATCAACCTCTTTCTCCTTTAATTCTTTAAGTGGAGATTCATAAAGCACATCGTTAGCTAGAAGAATGATGTTTTCACTATTAACTAATCTTCGAATTTTTTCTATTGTTTCAAATTCAACTATGTTACCATTCTTTTCTCTATAGAAATTCACTTTATGTTCATTTAGAGTAAAAACAGTATTTGTAGCATCAAGATCTATTAAAGAGTCTAAAGACAAGCCATCACTTTCGATTAAGTAACAATTTATGTTCTTGTCTTCGGCTTCATATACATCAAAACAATACAAGATATTTCGCACAACATTTTTGATATTTAATTTTTGAAATTTCTTATCAGGCCATATATTACGATAAATAGCCATAGCTTTTCGTATAGCTTTTTCGAAAAATATTCCATCTATAATTATGGTGGTATATGTTTTTATTTCGGCAGCAGTCAATATAGCCCTAAGTTCATCCACTTTACTATTATTGAACTTTCTTTTATCCATCTCTTCACTGTTCAATAACTTTTTCGTAATACTCAGCGTATAACTTTTATTATTTTTAGACCAGCTCTCAATGTCATATCGGGTAAACATATACAATAAATCCGTTCCATCTCCTTTGTCTATATAAATAAAGAGTATAAATTCATCTGTTACATACGAAACAGGAATAGTAACATTAGTACCTCTTTTACCCAAGGATCTACCTTTACTTTGAACTTTAAGTGTTTTAGTTAACTTCTTATCTGGCCTATCTATAATCAATAAATCAATTCCATTTTTATCGAAAGAAGGCTTTGTCACATTAAAATTATATTTCAGCAACATTGATTTTAGATAAGCTTCAGCTTGTTCTTCGAGTGGTTTGTTATCTACCATAATACGCATTATTCACTAATTTTCATATCGCATACTGATGTCTGCAACCACCCGAGTAGCTAATAAACTGAATAGTTACATAAGTTATCAAACATACGAATAACTATTCTTTTTAGCCCTCATACTGAGGGCTGCAACGTTCTACAGGGTGGTACTAAACTAAATTCCAAAGATCTGTCACCTATTTGAGACACGACACAAATATATGAAAAAGTTCAATAACATTTGCAAAGTAGAAATATTTTTTCTTCAACAAATACAAAAGTTGTATTTCATCAATCCTTTATTTAATTGAACACTATAACTTTACCAAAAAAAATGGAAACTATAAAAATCCCCTTTACCGGCATTAATCGAAGTATTGATGAAGGTATATCAACTGACGGGCAGTGCATGGAACTTATAAACGCGCGAATCAAAAGCGGCTCTATTGAACCTATTGGAAAGCCTGTTTTTATCCATGAACTTACCAATGCAGAAAAGGTGTTCTACCATACACTAGCTAAAAAAATACTTGTTCTGGAAACAGATGGGAGAATACAGGCTCTCAATGAAGATTACTCTCACTTTGAATGGTTGTCATCCGATCTAACTGGTAAAGTAAATGATATTGCCTTTCTGGGAAATATTGCATGCTGCATAACGGATACTCAGATACTATACGAGATATTTGAGAACAACGTTGATGGATACAAATACGTTAGTTCCATCCCTGAAGTACCACAAATTAAAATCTCGCAAATATCTAAGGTCACAAGTATCTGTCCAGATTCTAAATTTCTTGGTGGTAGAAAATCTGATGGATTCACCAGCGAAGAGTTTATGCGTACTGCTGATTATAATGCTGTTGGATATTTAGACAATTGCATTGATACACTAAACAAAGAAGAATATATTGTTGGTCCTTGCCTTCTTAAATATGCGTTTAGAACATCTTCCGGAGAATATATAAAGGAGTCTCCCATCTTCCTGGTAGAGCACGGAAACCAGATAGATTATACCTTTGACTTTAAAGGAGGGGGTAGAGACTCATATAGTAAAAAAGTATCATTTTGCCAAATAAATCCTTTCTTCTATTATGATAACGAGCCTAATAACGCCACATTAAAGGATTACACTTATGAATTTGGCGCAATGGGCACCAAAATAGACTTCTCTTTCGATGATTTTGATTTATCTTATCTAACCCCTCTTATAATTTCCATTGATGTGTTTATTTCTCCAATAGACTGGTTCGAAAAAAAAGAGAGTAAATACGGAAGCATAACCTACAATCAATATCAAAGAACCAACAACGAAACAGAACAGATACTGAAAGCCTATCGTTTTTATAAAGTTGCAGAATTTTCATTGAAAGGTAAACAGACCTGGAGACTTGATGAATGGTCAAAAGACAATATCTCTATTCAAGAGCAATTGATAACATCCGAAACAAAACACTCTTTTTCTGCCCAAACAAGCTATGTATATAATTCAAGATTGCATTTGGCTAACATCAACTACTCCTATTTTAAAGGATATATGTACGGGTATGAGAGCCAGACCCAAGAATCGAATACGGAATATACTCTAACGATTTGTACCGCCATTAGCACTGAACAAGGGGAAACCATTGTCAAAAACACGATATCATCAAAACAGTTAATAATTCCATTTCTTACATATCCTGATTCAAGGGCACATACCATGAGTCTGTTTATAACACCTAAATCAAGCAGCGGAGCGACCGGGGAAACTCTCAAAAAAGTATTTTCACTCCAGAAACATCCCTATCTCGATATCGCCTACTATTGCCAGCCAGCTCAAAGATGGGGGAAAATACCTGGTGATAGAAGCAGTTATGGTTTAATACTTTCTTCCTATTACATATCTATTGATCAGAAACTCGAATCTGATATACCCGCAGAAGAGAACACACATTATACAGCGCGTAACGTACTCAAAGTATCAGCCTTAAATAGTCCAATGGTATTTCCAGCATCACAGACTTATCAACCAACAAATACAGAAATAGTGGGCCTATGCTCCAATACCACAGCTTTATCACAAGGGCAATTTGGACAACACCCATTGTATGTATTTGCCACAGATGGAGTATATGCAATGTCAGTAGGAACAGGCAATGTAGTCTATTCAACACAAACGCCAATAACACGCGATGTCTGTATAAATCCCAAATCTATTAAAGGCATAGATCAAGCTGTTATCTTTGCTTCCAAGCGTGGACTTATGATGATAGTTGGAAATACTGCAAAATCAATATCTGATGATATGATCGGATATCTCCCATCCTGTGTTACTTCTTCCCCTATCATCTCTAAGATAGCAGCTATAGGATCATTTTCTTTATCATTAGTAGAGTTTACTCAATATCTTGAAAATGCAGAAGTAGGTTACAACTATCCGGAGAATGAGCTAATCATAGCAAATAAAGACTATCCTTATGCCTACTTGTTTAATATGGAGTCAAGCACATGGTCTAAGATATCTTGTTGCATTAAGAACTTCACAAATAAATATCCCGAATGCTATGCATTAATAGATAGTGAATCAGCTACTCCTGGTGTTTATGATATGCAAAATAGCCATAGAAGTATATCAAACATACTCTTGTTGACCAAACCTATAAAGATGGGGACTAATGCCCACAAACGCATTCTACAAACTGCATTAAGAGGAATAGTCAAGCGTGCAATGTCAGACTTATATTTGCGTGGTGAACCAGTAATGTTTAGAGATGAAAGCCTTAATATATTCTCTGATGTTGGGCTGTACATTTTAGGATCAAATGATGCTGAACACTTCACCCTTATTTCTGGTAAAGAAAGCATTGTTGATATCCGCGATCTTGTTACCAAAATGAATAAATCCAAAGCTTTCAAATACTTCATGGTGGCATTGGCCGGAGGTGTTAGAACGGATGTATCGCTAAACTATATGGAATTTATTGCATCCGAAGCATTCGAGAATCGACTAAGGTAAAAAAAGGAGAGGTTTCCCCTCTCCTTCTCTCTATATTCCAGCTAAGTCTGTAGCCCTTCTTCTGATCATTCCACTTATCATACCTATAAATTTCACTACATCCCACATCAACGCCTCACTCCTTTTTTCTGGAATCGGAGCGAGTTCTGGATTAACCATCAAGAACCATTCATAACATACATAGTTTACTATGTAGTCAAAAATAGCTTTTTTCAGTAATAATACAACCTTATCCGCATGTGGAGGTATTCTATTATGAGGAATAAGTTCAATATTCAAAGCGGCTTCATCCACACTCCATTTAAAATCCCAAACTCTTTTGATAAGCCTGCCATTTATATTATTTAAGGCTGTCTCAATTGGGGTACGAAGCGTATCATAATCATCAGAAGAAGTTTGGATGCAAGAAAAATCAGCATCCTTTTTCTTCAAAGATTCTCCCTGATAGTAAGTACGAACATCTACTTCAGAGAAGATGGCACTTAACTGTATTTCAATATTCAGCGAATCCATTAGGTGGTAGGTTCAGATGAAGTACGTTTAGGCTTGTCTCTTTGTGCCCCAAGCAACCTTAATTCTTCTTCTATTTCACCGAGCCGATTATCAAAACGAGGTGCTTCATCAGGCTTAATAAGATTGAGCCACTTAGCCAAAGTGTAATAGGAAAGATAACTCAGCATGTTATCTTTGATAGTTTCTTTTTGGGTTTCCATGAAGTTAGATACAGCATTGGTGGTGAAAATGATTTTAGTTTTATTTTCATCCCATGAGTATGATGTTTTCCCAAGAACACGGCTCAGAATATTTCCTAATTTCGTTCCACCTTCTTGAGCTAGATCCTTTAACACAGTGTCGTCATCGTCATTAGCCTGAAGCTTTGCTGCCAGTTCTGCTAACTTAGGATCTGTTTTAAGAGCTTCGCCTAAATAGTAAGAATGCTCTTTCATTTGTTCGAAGAGACTTTTAGCTGTCAGTTCGAGAGTTATAACTTTACTTCCTTCCATAAAAATAGATATTTAATTATTAATTGCGTTTTGGTCTTTCTCGTTCTAAAAGATACTTTTTGATTGCGATAGCTTGTTCATCACATATCGTTCCGTAATAGGTTACCTCTTCTTTCGATGTCAGGTTGAACCATTGCATACAAATGTAATTTGAAACGTATTGTTTCAATGACTTCTCTAATGCCATCTTCACAGTCTGCTTCCAACTGGACGGAAGCACAAAGCAAAAAGCTGAAAACTCATTAGTTTCTTCTGATAAATACCCGTATCTGGAGACAATATCAGCAACACTGCTAACAGCTTCCCCAAAGTAACTATTCAGGATATTTTCATCATCTTCTGAGGAAGATATTTGCTCAACATCCTTACTCTTAGCACCAGTGTATCCAGTTATTTTGTATACTTCCGGCATTATTTCAGCTTTATTTAAAGTTACTTCTATATTCATATCACAAATATATGATGATGAGAATTATTCAAGTTGTTATTTTACAACTATTTCCGTGCTTCTTTAATTTATAAATAACCCATCCAACGCCACTTATAACAACTAAAGTAATTAAGGCCCAAATCATATTACTTATTTGCTTTAGTAATGTCGTTTCATCTTTCTGTTTCTCCTGTTCCTGCCTTACATTTTCTTGGCTTTGAGAAGACGATGAACTATCAGACTTCAACATTACACTGTTTGCAGCTGTTATATTTGTATCCTGTTTAATCTCATTGTTTTCTTCGGTATTCCCCTCAGCCAGCAACGGATGCTTACCTGTATCCAGATTAATAGGTTTAGTGGTATCATACAATTGCCAATTTATTTTTCGATTGGTAGTATTATGTAAGAAGCTGGATATATCTTGCATAGAAGTAAAGCCAAAATTTCTAATCTGCCTGATACTATCCACTTTTTGGGTAGATATCTCTTGCTTCATGGTAGACTTATAACTTCCACACGAATATAGCGACATCAGAACTCCCATCACTATCAATGCCAAGAAACCTATAACTGTCAACCGACACATTTCTTTCAAATTACACTCTTTCATAATCCCAAATATTTAATGATTCCTTCAATATGAATCCGTGCAACAGCATCCTTACCCTCCCGGGATAAAAGGTAGTCTACATCTTCCTTATTATCCTGAAAGAAGTTCTCCGACAGAATGGCCGGGCAATTAGTATCTCGGCAAATTGCAAGGTTCTGCTGCCAATACAATTGGTCGGGCATTGGCTTACGAACCGGTACAGGAATACAGTATGCTACTTGCCCCAAGCATTCAGCCATTTTTTTACTATTACTTGAAGCGTTATTCGATACAAACACACTCCATCCTCTTGCATTCATCCAGTTAGTACCAGAACCGGCCGCATTGCAATGGATAGAAACAAGTATAGCTTTCTTTCCTGTCTCTTTATAGATGTCATTCGCCCGCCTGCATCGCTCAGACAGAGGAACGTCCGTATCTTCTTTCACGATCCGTTCAGCATCAACACCTTTTTTACGTAAGCCGAAAATAACCATATCGGCAATCTCTCTTGTATAGGACCACTCTCTTAATCTTCCGTCCGGTGAGCGCTTGCCCGGAGTATTCTCACCGTGGCCATTGTCAACCAATACTCTCATTTCTCTTCCTCCTTATCAATTTCGTTTTCAATTCTTTCAATAACTCCCTGCACATGCGAAGGCATCGCACGTTTGAACTCAAACCTTATCAAATGGTAGATTATCCGGAAAGCCTTATTCTTCGGATATGCTATAATCAGGTTTTTAAATGCATTTTGGAGGTACACATATGAAAATACATACGTAATAGTCTTAATCACAGTGAGAGCACTGTCACCATCTCCTATTGAATCCATGAAGACAAACACCACCTCAATAATGACCAGGTACAACAGCAACTCTGCCAGTGCATTTTTGAATTTACTCCACTTAAAGTTCTTGCACCGAACAATACTCACGCCATCGGCACGCATACCGCACCAGATATTAAAAGCAAACATCACTGCCAAAGCTAAGAGAAAGCCCTTGGTAGGTGTCAGATACGCTAATATCGAACTAAATAGCGACACGCATATCACTCGAATTTGGTCTAAAGTCAATAATTTATCCATTCTCAAACGTTATCTAAGTTATTTAATACTACCTTTGGTATTGCATAAGACCGTTAAGGTCACATAGTAATTTTGTCGTTGTCCCGCCCGGCTTGTGAAAGTTGGACGGGATTTTTTAGGCACAAAAAAAGCCCATCGACAACACGGGCTGTCAATGGGCATAATCTGTAGACAAAGGTACTAATTATCCTCTAATTCACAAGACTTTTCTTCCATTCTTACGAGATGATTATTAAGAGTTACTAAGTGACATTTCAGCTTCCGGCAAACAGCAGCTTTTGAACTTCCTTCAGCAAGCATCCGGCTAATAAGCTCCGCTTTCTTATCCAACTTATAATGTGTTATCTTCTCGCCTTTTTGTCTGCCGAGCTTCTGTCCTGCAGCCTTACGTCTGGCCAGTCCCTCTTTAGTACGCTGGGAAATAAGATCGCGTTCAATCTGAGCTGATAACCCGAAAGCAAAAGCTAATACCTGGCTATTGATATTATTTCCCAACTCATATTTTTCTTTCACAGTGAGTACTAATGTCTCTTTAGTCATACAGAGGTTAAGCATTGACATTATACTCATGAGGTTACGACCTAATCGGCTAATCTCAGAAAGTATAAGGGTATCACCTTTCTTCATCTTTTTCAAAAGCGGTCCCAGCTTTCTATCCTTTGCAGCCTTTGTTCCTGATACTGTTTCAGAAATCCACTTATCAATTATTAATCGACGATCATTGGCAAAATTCTGAACTTCAAATTTCTGATTCTCGACCGTTTGTTTATCGGTTGAAACTCTGATGTATGCGTAAATCATTTTTGTCGGTGAAGATAATAAACTAATCCTGCCGGAGCAAATACAGTTCTGTCGCCCGTTAAAACTGAATAGATCATGAAGTTAAGTGAAGCTCCCCAAGTGAATAGCATCAATAGCGAATACATAACTCTAATGGATGCTAACGGTAGCCCATTGAAGATAAATAAGGCAGACCTTGCAGAAGTAATCAGGAATAATATGCCCGTAGCTACTACAGACAAAAATGGTTTATATGGCAAATCGTATGTAGCTAAGGTATTTGCAACAAGTAGTACAAACACTAAACTCATAAAATTGTTTTCATGCAAAAAGAGTAGATTCTCCGGTAAGATATCCCTATTATTTCGGCGGTCCGAATCAGGAGTTATATCAGAGTTTAGCATCTATTCGAATGCCTATCATACCCTTGAGAGGGTTTCTGATATAGAGATTTATAGACGTGCCGGAAATCATAGTAATATTACATTTTACCGTGATGAAGAATATGTATATGCGTATATGCCATCCAACTATTATTATCTTTATTGTAAGCTGGAATTCTTATTTGTTGGAGAATTAATTCTTGAAGTAGCAGAAGTAGATATTAGTACGTTAACGAAGATACCATTCATTGAGTAAGATTATATAATGGAAGAGCCGGAAAGTTTATGTTCCGGCTCTTCATACACTTAGAATGATGTAACAGGCCTAACCCGGTATTTACTTGTTGTCTTAATGCTGCTTGCACGAAAGCCACTCTGAGAAAACAACGTCCACGCGTACTTTGCTGAGTATTCGGTAGAGGAGTGATAGGGGCCTCTTGTTAGTTTTATTGCCCCGTTGATTTTATCCAATGCCGCATTGACCGCGCTAAACTTCTCGTATATCAGTCCAAGCTCTCCCAGTGATGGTAGCCACCACGAACCAGCAGTCACACCTCCATTGCTATACGCTGCACAATATCCTGGTGCATAACTGTCTCCATCTCCAGCAAATGCAGCCGAAGTGACAACATTGTTAGTATTACTTTGCCCCGCATAATCGCCGTCTGCCGTTGCTTTCACAGTCGCTGTTACCGCTCCTCCAGAGCCAACATCAGAACTCCAGGGAAGTGAAGATTCATGAGGTGCAATCAACAGACGCTTGCCTCCTGACATGATTGCCACACCGACAGCATCTGTCCGGGATGTGGACCACTGCTCCCAGGGAATAAGAATTTTGTTCTTATCGCTGTCCAAATATACAATCCAAACCTCACCTTTTGTAGCTGGAACAAATGATGCCAAAGCGTTAGCTAAATCTGCCTTTGCTATTTTTAGGGGATTCCCATTGGCATCCATTAGCATTATATATTCGTCACTAATACAGTTTATTTGTGCAGACTCATTTAATTTCATATCCTATTCACTTTTGACGGGCAACAGATATGAAGCAATTAAGGGCAACTGTGAAGTTCTCTCTTTAGAATGTAAATTCCTTGACATTATATCCTGCGTCCGGTTCTTCAGGAACTTCTACTGGGGTTTGAAAAGTAAAACCGATGTTATTACTATAGGCAAGGTCTATATGATTCATCCCATTCGCACTGATATAAACATCAAGCATACCTCCTTTTTCTGTAGAGTTTATGTATAATAGGCGTATTTTGCTAATGCACTTCTTCGAGAATCCCAACTGAACAACCGTCTGGCTACCACTATAGCCGTCTGATGCTATATAAAACAATTGAGAACATGGTGCGACATTATTGTAATAGCTACCGGCATTCAATAATACAGTACTCGCTCTATTACAGGGACGACTTGTGGCGATTCTATACCATTTGCCGAAACTGGCAATGGGTATAGAAGATGTACCGCATCCTCCTGATTTTGCGATTTCTTTAGGAGTGGTTACTACACTGTTGCCATTAGTGTCTATTCCTCGCACCTTAGCAACTATACCGTTGTTTAATTCAGTTTCTTTCATAACCTATTCACTTTTGACGGGCATACATTATACGTCATTTTTACTCGTAATATTACACCATCAAAAGGGTGGTAAAAATGCATGAATTTATATGCCCGTCAAAAGTGAATAGATCATGAAACTGAATGAAAGTATGCAGGTCGGTAGTATTAATAGTGAATATATCGCCTTAATAGATTCTAATGGTAATCCAGTACGCATAAGCAGAGCTGATCTTGCTGAAGTAATTAGACTGGTAATGTCAGAAGCTACGAAGGAACGAAAGGGATTGGCATCCGTTGATCTGTTTAAACGAAGTATGCAATCTTATTCAGCAGAAAAATATGTTCACTTATGTAACTTAACAGTTTATTATGCTAATTGCCAATTTCTTATAGCAAGCGGTACCCCTTTGGGAAAGTTACCTCTTGGAATGATATCCTGTCGGAAAGGTTACTTGCCGGAATTAATCAATATACAAGGGGATAATGCTTCTTTTAGGCTATATTACAGAGACGTAAATGGAACACGGGAAGTATGGGGATATGAGACTTCCTCTGGTGGATCGCTCAATTTATCCGTTATTGCTAACCATGGAGGAATCATTAAGTTAGAAACAAATAATGAAGCCCCTGAGGGGCTTATTAGAGTATAGGGGCATTATGCCCCTATACTATTACTCTAACGTGGCTTCAAAACCACCTTCGAACTCTGAATTATCGGCAGTTTCCATCTTCATAGTAATGCCATACGTGCTCATCGCAATAACATCAAGGATAGGGGTAAACTGATTACGCTCAGCATATATTTTGCACTTACCATCTGCATCTGTTTTTCCTATAATTTTCATATTATAGCTACCGGATAACACTTTTACTTTTATGATAGGATTACCTGTATTACCAGATGCACGTGCCATTGTTATAAAATAGAGATTAGGTAGGCCTGTAGTAGTGGCAGATATAGACAGCAGCATTGATGCAGTAACGGCTGTACTTCGAGTTTCACATAATAACGTACTTGCTCCTTTATTCATGCTACCAATCATTCCAGCGGGCATTAAGCCTTTATCTGTGATGTCAGCTTCGTTCATCACGTTGCGAATGGCCTCTGCAAGATTGTTCTTGCTGATTCGTACCAATAGCCCATTACTATCTGTTAGTAGCACATATTCGCTGCCTATAGTGCTCACTTGTGCAGCCTCGTTTAATTTTCCCATACCTATTCACTTTTGACGGGCGTTTAAACTATAGCGAAAAACGCCCAAATTCAACATTTATTTTTTAATCTCGTTTTGTTTAATTTATTTCCCGCAAATTCACTCCCTTGTGGGCAAGGAGAAAAGATATATTTTCATATTACATCTCTAACATTTCATGGATTTGACCATAAGCACCCGCCGTAAAGAAGTTAGAGCAAATTTCTTTAATTAAAGATATGTCCTCACTACACAACTCTACAACCCCGTTATTATCCATGATGGATTTACAGAGTTTATAAGCTCTGAATTTGTCCTCGCGTTTAATTGCAAACTCGGGTGAAATCCCAGCGGAATAAAGAGCTTCCGCAACCTTATCCGAAACAACATTCTCTGTTTCACCTCCCTTAAAGTCTTTAAATTTTCTGTTTAAATCTACTTTCATAATTTCTATGCTCTACTTACTACTGACTAATAATCCTTTTCTAAAAAGCATTGACCCAAAATTATAGTCAATCCCTTCATTATATGAAACACTCCCGTCGGCATTCCGAGAAACCACGGCACCAAACTTATCAGCAAGACACAGCTCACTGGTTAAATTCTCTGAGACAAAGACGCCACCATCAAAATAAGCGGCGTATGTATTACCTTCCTTTGGATATGAACGTGATCCTTCAGATGCATATCTCGATGCATAAATGCAAGCACCGCCAGAGTTAGAACCAATCACTTTTATACCAAACTTTCCGGTGGTGGCCCCATTGAAAGAAACATCAATCATCCCACTGGCCGCATCTGTAGGTACGCCAATCCGGACACTACGACTATCATTTCCAAAATAATCGCGGCCCTTCCAGAATAGCGAACCGCTTTCAAGGGTAAATCCACCTATCTTACCACTTTGAGCTATGATTTCACCCGTAAACGAACCACTGGTTGCAGTTATTTGGCCTTTGACATAAACCTCACCTGTTTTACCATTGATTCTACAAGTAACATTGCCAGATACATCCTCAGCCTGCACATTCTTTGCTACTAAATTGTCTACATCAATATCATCAGCTTTAATCTTCTCACTTAGCAGCAATTTGGTAGCAATAAAAACCCAGTCTATTGCTTTCTCCCAATATCCCAACTGGTTTGCCACCGAGGTTTGGGGATTATTTGATGTTGAAGAAGTGTGAGATTTAAGGCACAGATACAGTAAATCTTTGTATAATACAACATCGTACCAAAGCTCACCATCGGCTCCCGAGAGATATTGCTTCCCTTCCGCCCAATCAGTTTGGCGGAGACGGGCACCACGGTCACCTTTGGCACCGTCATCGGGTGCCGCTGTGACATTAAAGACTGATGCAGCTATCTGTTTCTTTGCCATAACTTAGGATTTAGTTCCTTTTACATATCCCGTTATATTTCCTCCTGCACTCTTAACGTCAGTATAGGTGATTTTACAGCCGGCGGAAGTAGGTGCATTGGCCGGAGTAAAGGCGGCACCGTTAGCCTTTGTGAAAGCTGTTGTAAAGGTAAAGCCATTCACTTCTTCACCCGTTCCTGTTTTCTTGACCTTATACGTCGCTGTAACCTCACTGGTAGCACCGCTGCTGGTAAGCATCGTCGGGCCACTGAAATTAATTGCCAGGAAAAGAGGATCAGTTTCATCGCTTACTTCACAGATAGCAGTGGCTACCACTTCACCGCCGATGATATACTCAGCTCTTACACTTAGCTTAGAATCAATGTCATCAGCAACCAATGATACACTGTTAGCTGTTGACCATGCTGTGGTTGACGGCATCTTATACCATTTCAAAGAATAATTGCTCTGAGGCACTAACGAACCACCCTTGTAAAGTTCCTGAGTTACTTTTACGGTAGCTGTATCACCGTCGATAATACCGCCATCAGAAGGATACAAGAAACCATAATAAGCGGAGTTGCTAAATTCTGAGATAGCAAGCGGTATCTCAGAAGTATAACTAAGATTATGCCCGGAGGCCTCTATCTCTCCATCCATCCGGATAGTGTCAGCGTCCATGTTGGAAGCATTGGCAAGGTTTCCTATTATCTTCAAGGAAGGCACATTTACAGAGCCATTATTATAAGTAGTGGTTTGCAACTTGCTGGCAACGGCAGCCGGAGCGGTAGAAAGTCCAGAAGCGTTGAACGTTACTAAAGTGTTGTTGTAATACCACTTCTCGGAACCCGACACAATCGGCTTGATCACATTCTCATTGCCTGAACGCATGACCGGATAAATGATAGGCTGGTTAGCCGCTACACTCCAGTCCGGAACACATTTGCCCGTATCCTTTTGGTACATCTGCACAAGCGGTTTAGTGGACCGGATATTACCCTGTGCACTATCGCCGTCGATTATCATGCCGATAAAAAGAGAACCCGAAACATCACTCATCTTGTACCTCCTCTCCGTTAATTTGATTATCCTGAGCTGGCAAAGAATCTTCAGCAGGTAATCTATTACTTTCTTCATTTAAGATTTCCTCTCCTATTTGATTTCCACCCGCTTCGATTAGCTTGGCCGCTTCCTGCTCTGTAAGAACCTGCCCGGAAATCCCTCTCACATATTCTTCAGGTTCAAACCTCACCATACGCAGATCACTCTCGTTAACGATAAAATTACCGTCAGCAGTCCGATGGCGGACATCAATCACACCGGCACGCCTGGCGATATCGGCGGAAACTTTCAAATACTTCATTTCTCTCATATACTTCATTTTTTATTTAGCCCCTGGCTATTATAACTTCGTTAGTACCTGTACGGATGGGATCACCGCTTCCGGTGGTAAGCACCGTATAAGGCCCTATCTCATAGACTTCCGGATAAACGGACATTTGCAATCCACCGCTCAGACGCAGGTTGTCGGCTGTTACCGATACCGAACTACCGTGCCCGATTTCCGTGCCTGTAGCACCGGCAGTAGACGACTTTTTGAACCACTTCACGAAGAAGTACTTGTTTATCTGCTCTTCCTTCAACTCCTCTTTATTCGTCAATATCTTCACATAAAAAGTCATATTAGCCATTCCCTTACGAATAATGTTGCCATTCGGACTGTAGACAAATGCCCTAATCGGAGGAATCTTATAAATTATGGCCGTCTCCGCCATCAGGGTATCATCCGCAGGTGCCGAAGGCTTGGTTCCGGTATAATAAGCGGCACGACAACGGATGACGCTCAGATATGTATTGTCAGCATCGATACGTAATGTCTTTGTACCTTGCCCAGATACATATTCGATGTTCAAGTCGGAAGAGTCGATCAAAGTCTCTTCTCCGTTCTCAACCTTATACCACCAATACGCGACGTTGCCATCTGCTACCGTTTCGCTACCCATTTTTAAGGTTGCTGTTATATTTATGTATTGGCTATCTTTTAGGGGATTATAGGTTATCTTTGATGGCTGATTGATACTAAGTGAAAGCTGGTCATCACTCTTCTGTATAGAGTTTAAGGTGAATGTATCATTATACACAAGAGTATTGCCATTCCTGGTATCAATGAAAGTAGCCCGACAAAGAATCTGCACCGGAGCTGTCGGGGAGACATTCTTCTTCACAAGCAATGTACCGTCGGCATTCAGAGTATAATTACTATTCTCTGAGGTAATCTGAGTACTTTCACTGTTTTCATACCAGGTGACAGTCAGCTGACTACTCTTATCCCCGTTACTGATAATCTTATCCGGATCAACAATATTGAGGAAAGATTTCAGCTTCATCGGAGTTATTGTACGGTTAGGAATGTACGTATTGGCATTGGTATAGTAGAACTGTGTCTTGCTACCTCCACCATCTATTACAATTCCAAAGCTCGCCTTCAAAGGCGTATAACTGGTCCTTATTTGTTGCGGTTGAACCGCAACCTTAATTCCTTTCATACAACTATACTATTTTCGATGTTAATACTCTCGGCACCATCGCGGACGTATACCGTACAGGTAAATTTTACTTTTCTTGTAGCTCCCCAATTACTTGGCATATCTTCATTAGTCAAATGAAGGATACGCCCGTTATTGGCATGAGCGACCGACCAGGCGTTGTCTTCCGTCACCTGACCGCTGTCACGGGTCCATGACCAGTCACCGGGCAGCACATCCTCAGATATATCATTATAACCCCAATACACAATAGGGGTGAATTCCGCATCGACCTTGCCGGCAAAAAAGTTATAACCGTTATTGGAAGAGAACGTAAGGCTCAGTTCTGAATTACCTTCAATCTGTGCCCAATCCGTAGCATTCCATTTGGGTTCCTGAGTCGTTCCGGTAGAAAGACACATCCATTTGCAGCCAATGTGATAGACTGCATCAAATACTTCCGGTGTGGACTGGTAGGGATTGTCCACCGCATCCGCTGCCGACCACGGACCACGATTATTCTCCGAGCGAACCGGTGTACCCTGATAGTCTACACGTAACAAGTCCTGAATGGCAATACCCCGGCAATAGATATAACTATGACGGTAGTTTATAGGCAAATTATCAAACAGAGATAATTGCTTCAGCTTGCCAATGATAATAGCATAGTTATTCTCTTCCAGTATGGGCTTTGTCACTCCGTCAAGCATGCAGATACACTTCTCACGGGAAGACAAGTACCAATATGCCTGACGATCTTCATTGACCGGATTGCCACGGTGGGATAATATCATCAGCGGTTCCGGCGGATAGTTCTTGCCGCCCGGCACTTCATCATCCGGGTACATGACGGCAATAATGGTATTGACCACTGTATTTACATTCAGAACACGCAGCCAGGAAGTATAAGAATCTCCGGTACCGGAAGCAAGATTATTCACCACGCCATAAACGACATCATTTTCGTCAAGAGCTGTGAAATCATTCTCCCAACGTTTACGCAGTGGTAAACGGTAGGTACCGTCTTCCAAGAGTTCTACGCTTTCAATCGTGCCTGATTCGGAAAATGAATAATCACTCTCCATAGCTGAAAGACGATTGAAGATAAGTTCTAAAACGGTCAGCGATGACCGCAACTCCATGCGGTCAGCCTGTATCCTCCCTTTATCATCCGCGATTATGCCCTTGCCCGCGATAAGTGAGTCTATGGCTTCGCCAACCTCTAGACCTCCAAATAGACGCAATAGATAGTCAGTACTATCGATTTTGTCCTTACGGAGGAATATATCTTTTAAGATCTCATTGTTATTTGCAATCTCAGCCAGTATTCTTAAGGCTGAATATGTGTTTTTATTCGTAGGAATTGTAGTATCCCCTACTTTTATCAAATAGATAGATGATCCTCCCCCACCTTCTCCGGGAGAAGAAACTATTTTCAAGGCAACCTTATTACCATTTACCTCAAAAATAACGTCGCTATTTTCTTCATCTATATGATACATATTACTTTTGTGGAATAAGACTGACTGCAATGTTCCTCATCTCTTGAGATGTTACTTTATTCTCAAAAATGGAATACACTAAACTAGCAGCCATATAGCAGATAGCTTGCGATACAGGTTCATTCTGATCAATATCTAAGTCTGTACCAGAGGTATATTTCGCTTCATACACGAACATTTCTAATTTAGAATCAGACTTTGCAGAGTATAGCATTAGTACTCTATTACCAGAATTATTATATCCCATTATGCACACAGGTTTGTAACTCCCAGCTCTTGTATAAGAATTGCATTGCTGTTTATATTCCTCTGAGTTTAAATCAAAAGCCACAATACAAGTTCTCTTCCAATTAGAAAGTTTGATCGCAATCAATGAAACAAAATCATCAGGAACAGGTATAAGACATTTCCCCTCACTATCCGAGGTCACGGTAGCATCAGAAGAAACACCATTTTTCTTATTGACACATCTAACAGGAGAATTCATTTGTACCAAACTTACAGCATCTGGTATAACCGCTTTTATATACTCTTCTATTTTGACCGTATCTTCGGATAGGAGAGAAAGAGTCTCTTCCTCTCCTATTTCATTGAGTATTGCTTTGACTTTACTTATGATTTCCTGTTCAGTCATCATTATTTCCAGTTAGGGAATGAAACACCAATTGCAGCTGCTTTAGCCTGTATTGCAGTTTTATTTCCAAGATCACCAAGAGGAACATTATAAGGTTCACCCATTAAGATATCTTTCGCTTGCTGCGAATTCTTCACATCTGGATACACCCCAGCACCTTCACTTGTTTCACCAGATTCTGATACACCAGAAGTAGTATTTTGCCCTATACTTTCCACAACAAGCTTACCAGACTTCTGAGTTCCTCCTCTTTGAACTTGCAATGTACCCGTATCTCGAATCAAAACAGATTCTACCTCTTTGATAACCCCTGCTTTAAATTTAGGAGAATTTTCAATTGCTTGCTGAATTACCGGATTTGGGGTTGTGAATGTAGCAGGGACAATACCAGCAGTCGTTAAAGACCCATGACGGAAATCAACACGGATATGCCCTGTACCCATAGGAAAGACACAACTTTGTTCTATCATTCCATAAATTGCGTATTTTTTCTTATAAATCTTCATATCATAAAAATTATAGGACGGAGCAATACTCCGCCCTTAGATTGTCACAGAATCAGTTTTGAGCGTAAATTACACCCGAATATTTCTCCCAAGAAGTACCATTATACTGATAAATATCACCAGCCTTTGAAGCGGTAATACCGGCACAAGCAACAGTTAAATAAATGACATCATTCAACTTCGGATTTTCAGGTGCGTCAGTGGCGTTACTCCAATTAGTGATAGCAGAAGCACCGGGAATATTATCACCATCAATATCCTCACCATTGACCCAGATATGAGAATAGCCTTTCAACGCCAAAGCGTTGATAGAGATGATAGCTTTTCTCTTAGCCTCTTCACCCTCAATCTTTTCAGAACTGGTTTCTTCGTTCTTGATATAATAGCGAACGATACCGGACATATCAAGAATACCACCACTACAAGAATACCCCAGATAATCCAAAGTCGGTTCATGTTTCAAATAGAAATCTCCAAACACGGTGTGAAGTTTCGTACATGAGAATCCCCATTGCTGATCGGAAGTCATTGTGATATCCTTATGCTTGGTAAAATCAATATTCTGAATTTGTTCCAGCAAATCACGTCCCATAAGCCACCATGCTTCCTTAGAACAGTTCTGACCTGTGAACTTCAATTTTGCCAAAGCAATAATATCAGCAAATGTCCACGGACCGATGTGTTCATACTCACGCTTAAATTGCCAACGAATACCTTCGGTAGTATATACCAACTGACGCCCCATTTTGCCACGATCAACCATCAATTTGCCCTTATGGCTCACCCATAAAGAACGATTATTCTTTCTGCGGTGTTGCTTAATCATAGCCTCAGCGATTTGAGCTTCGTTAAAAGGAATACGTTTCTTTTGAGCATCAAAATAGTCAGAAACCACCTCATTCATGATAGTCTTCTGTAGGTATACTCGTTTAGGGGTCGGGAATACAACATCAGGAGCAACTTCCTTCTGAGTTTCGGCACATGCATTCGTCAAAATAACGATTTCTGTACCCTTTGGAATTGAAGGAAGTTTGCAATAAGCATCCCCTTCATTCGTCTTCGGGCCGTTAATTGCCATAACAATAGGTTTACCACTCGAATCTTTTCCGGTAATAAACAGCATAAGATCCACTCCCTTGATTTCCGTTTTTCCATCTTCGGTATATCCGTTGACTCCTTTCACCAACACCGTACCATTTTCTTGGAATAATCCACGATCATCCGAAGGGACACTGATAGGAGCTTGCTGGTCACCAGCAGAAGTATAATCATCAGTAGTGAACACAGAAGATTTCTGTTCATCGATAACAAAGTGATCTACTTCAAACCCTGTAACGCGAACCTTCTTCTTAGCTTTACGCATGATACCATCTAAAACAGTCTCATCCGTACCAATCTGAAAAATATCGTCATCAATATCCGGTTGGATAAGATTGCCGCCACCAACACCTCCAGTAGCATCTGATACTCCGGAAACAGTTGTAGGGCTACCTGGTAATTGAGTAGGTTCGCCTGCATTTCCCGGAGATGGTGTGGAACCCGGTGTAATTACGGTAGCATCAGCCATAAGTACACCGCCACCAACAAAGACGCAAATAAGCGTCAACAGGACGGAAAGAACCGTCCATTTCTCTCTTTTCAAAAAACTAAATACTTTCATCTTTTTTTTAATTTATAACAGTTAATAATCAAGCATTTAAAGCAGCCTCAACGATAGAATTTCTTTTTCGCATATTAGGATTTCCCGGAACACTCGTTATCCCTTTAGGTAGTCCGTCTCCACGTTCTTCTTTCATCTTATTGATGTTTTCGTTACGGCCTTTCACTACACCAGCGGCCAAAGCATCTTGGGTGTCCTTGTCGTAATTCAAACCTTTGTCCAAGAAGTCGCATATTTCGCGGGAATAACTTCCCGACATAATCGGAGAAATAACATTCGTCCAAACCTTATCAAGAAACTCCTCAATATCATAACCTTTCTCCTGGCACCATCCCTCTACAATAGGCATGCTCTTTTCAAGGTTATCATTATATTCCTTCTTGCTGGCCTCCATCGCCTCCATTTCCTGCTTTCGTTCTTCTTCGGCTACCAGAATATCATCATATTCCGGAGTACCTTCTTCAGCAGTTAGCAGATCCTTTCCAAAATAGCGAGCCATTGCATTACCGGCACCGCGTTTCTTGTTTACAATATCGGCAAGCATCTGGGCCAAACGAGGATCTTCTTGCAAAGCTTCGGCAAGTTTGTTGCGTTGTTCCTTATTTCCGTTGATATATCCCATCAACATTTCAGCCGAAGACTCATCATCATCTGCATTATAACCGGGAATTTCGTCTGTAAGAAGTGACCTTAACTGATCCCGTTTTGTTGGAGTTTGAACCTGTTCGGTGACCGGAACTGATTCCGTTTTGTCAACCACCGTTTCATCCTTCTTTTCTTTAATATCTTCCATAAGCAAATTCTTAAATTGTTTGATGCACAAAAAAAGCACTAAAAAGGGAAACATGACCTGCGTTTTTACAACTAAAAGCTGCGTTTTTAGTAAAATCGCAACTTTTAAAGTATTACTTTAATTATATTTGCATAAAACATTATTATAATGGATGATATATTCAGAGAGATAAGAGATAATTCTATAAGAGAAGCATACTTTGATGCATTGAAAAGCTTACGAAAAAGTATGCCTTATATTTCAACCGAAGAAATTATTCAGGAAGTTATGAAGAAAGAGGCACCTCGTTTTTTCATAACCTATGATAATGCACGTAGGGTTATATCACTTATGCATCGTGGAAAACCTATCAAAGTTTCCAATGAAAATAAATTGTGTATGTATAAAGACTTATACGCCAGATTTCTAAAGTACAAACAAGAAATGAAAGCACCAGGCTATTGCGTATTAAAATATATCATAGAACAGCCAGCGCCTTCTTACTACGTGGCAATAGATACAATGAGAGGCATCATTTATAAATCAATAAAGAATAGATAAGATGATATTTATCATTTTCCTTGTATTCATATACTCCATTGGCTTTTATTGCGACACTACGCAATTAGGTATATATAATGGGTGCGAATGGTGGAACTATATTACTTATAGCTTTGTCCACACTAATTTTTTCCATCTAAGTATTAATTCTGCATTATTCTTGTTTTACTGGAAAAGGCTCAGGGACTTCAATCTATATATAATTATACCAATATTAACTATAACTTCTATTCTCTCAGCAATCTTTGCAACCTATCAGGAACCGACAGTCGGAGCCTCTGCAATAGTTTTATCTATGGTGGGCATCATTACTGCCGGAATAGAAAGACATTATATGCCGAAAGTCATTCTTCTACTCGCATTCTCATTTCTAACCACGGGCTTATTCGCTCCACATATAAATACGCTTATCCACGTATATAGCTTTCTAATATCATTTGCGATAAGCCTCTTATCCAGGAGGTTTATATATGACCGTAAATGAAATAATACAGAAGAACAGAGAACGACTTGCGATAATACGAAGTCCATATAATCCGATAACCGGCGAAGGATCAACATCTATTCCCCGGAAAAAGGTCTATATAAAAGACTGTCCCATTGAAGAAATGTATCTTCCGGAACAATTTGCAGAAACCGGTTTTGTGAAAAAGCTCATTGAGATTGGATTTAATGGGTATATCAAGTTCGTCCTCAAACAGGGTGTATCGGATAAAATAAGGAATGAACTTTGGACATCTTTTTGCCAGGAACGAATAAATTATGACTTTGAATACTGGGCCTATTCATGTATTCAGATATCGGCGAAAGGAAAAGGAAAAGACATAGCATTCTTACTTAACCGAGCACAAAGATACTATTTAAAAGAACTGGAAAAGCTTCGCATAGCTGGTGTCCCTATTGACATTATTCTGTGTAAAGCCCGTCAATGGGGCGGTTCCACTCTTACCCAACTTTATATGCTGTGGATACAACTTATACACCGTTCCAATTGGAACTCTGCTATCTGTGGACACATTGAATCCGCAGCCCGGAATGTATCTGGTATGCTTCAAAAAGCAGTCGACAATATGCCTGCATGGGCAACGGGCGGTATTCGCCTAAAAACGAATCCTTATCAAGGCTCACAGAAGACGCGTTCCATCAATACAACGAATAGCCGATATTCTATAGGTTCTGCAGAGAAACCGGAAAGTCTTCGTTCAGAAGATATATCAATGGCCCACTTGACAGAAGTCGGTTTATGGAAAGAAACTAAGGGAAAGAAACCGGAAGACCTTGTACAATCCATATTCGGTTCTATACTCAGCGGACCCTATACTATCAAGGTTTTGGAATCCACCGCCAAAGGAGTAGGCAACTATTTTCATCGTACATGGTTGGATGCAGTCGAAGGACGTAATAATTTCACTCCGGTATTCATTCCCTGGTTCATGATTGATATATATTCAAAACGTATCGATCCCAAAACATACAACGCGTTTATTGCCACCATGACCGAATATGAATACTGGCTGTTTGAGCTTGGTGCAACTTTAGAAGCTATTGCTTGGTACAGAGATAAATCGCTGGAATTTAAAGATAAATGGCGCATGTGTTCTGAATATCCGTCTACGGCCGCTGAAGCATTCCAAAGCACGGGCCGGAGAATATTCCCACAAAAATACGTCGAACAAGTTCGGACAACCACTCTCCCACCTTGTTTTTATGGAGAATTTGTAGCAAACGATATTAAGGGTAAGAATGCACTATCTAATATTCGTTTTGAGCACATAGAACCTACAAAGGACCTGAATAACATCCTGTGGGTATGGGCTCTTCCCGACTATACAGAGAAGTACTATGACCGATACGTGGTTAGTGTCGACATTGGCGGTACATCATCAGCAGCAGATTTCTCATGTATTAAAGTAGCTGACCGGCTCCCAATGCTGGAAGAAGGTGGGCTACCGGAAATTGTCGCCGAATGGCATGGACATATCGAGCACGACTTATTGATATGGAAAGCTGTACAGATAGCGGCTGCCTATGGGAATGCTGTACTTGTCATTGAAAGCAACACACTTGAAACAGAAGGAACCGAAGGAGATAATTTCGACTACGTACTGGACGAAGTGGTAGAGTACTACGATAACCTTTATTCTCGTACATCTCCTGAGCAAATTAAACAGGGCCTACCGGTTAAATACGGTTTCCATACCAATCCCAAAACTAAGCCGACAATCATTAATTTCCTCAAATCTGCTATGCGTGACTTTCTGTATATTGAGCGTAGCAAACCTACGACCTTTGAAATGGATACCTACGAACTTAAAGAGAATGGTAAGGAAATGGGCGCTGCCGAAGGTTGTCACGACGACTACCTTATGGCAACAGCCATCCTTGTATATGTATGCTACAAATGGCAGCTCCCACGAATTAGGCGGGAGTTTAAGCGAACCCAAAAGACACGTATTGTTAGTGAGGCCTCCATTTAAGCTGCATGTTGCACCATTCCGTCTTCAGGAGATGCAAACGCATCATTTCCGGCACGTTGCATAAGCGCGTTGCCTTGCGGCATCATTTCTCCAGGAACACCCCCCATTGCCTGCTGATTCATCAAAGCCTGCTCGTTTCGCTTGATAGCTTCGAGTATCTTTGTAGCAAACGGATAAGAGCAATTCTCCAACAACGTCTTGACATCAATCGCATTCCGTTCAAAGAGTTGCATCAAGAAGTCATTCTGTAGCATCTGAAATGATGGAGTATTAGTGCCCTCAGTGATTTTCAAATCAATCTGTGCATTCTGAACTTTATCCGGATCATAGTACTTTGCTTCCTCAGAGTAATCCCTGCCGGACAAATCAATGTGTCTGGCAGAAGTATAATATTGCTGGATGGTTTGCATAACCATATAATCCCTTCTCTTACGGAATGAATTGAACGATTCAAACATTCCTTTCAGATTCAATGAAGAGTTCTGAACTTGTTGTGCGTACAAGCTTGCGGCTGTGCCTGCACTTGGCTGTTTACCTTGCATAGCACTATTAACGCCTGAAATATCATTGATGAGCTTCAACTGCAAATTCAATAGTTCATAATCACCGGCAACAGCCGCCTGGCCATTATACTGCTGAACGACATTACTAAGATTCTGACCTTTTTGCAGATTACAGAACAGAACTCCATTATATCGCACATATTCGTCAATGATTTCTTCGCGAGTCATACTTTCAAAAGCTGATTCATCAACAATCAATACACCTTTGGAGGACGAACTACGAATGAAATCAATCAACGTCATTGTCCGGTTGATGGCACGCTGCTGGTCGATGAAATCCTCTACATAGTTGAAGACTTTGCCCTGTATCATTGGATACACATGGAAAGCATAGTTATGCGAACCATGCCAGTAAGGACTTCGACCTTCCTGAAGTATGTCTCCCCAGGGGGATAGATATCGATAATACCAGTACTGTTCATTGCCATACTCATATTCGATCAACAATATATCCTCCGGCAAAACACCATGAGCAAGCGCCTCATTCGTTCGCTGTTGATTCTCCCAATCAATTTCCTTCTTTTCGTTCAATCCTATATAGTAGAATGTACCTTTCAGTGTATCATGACAGAAGTATGCCTCCCGGCTCTCCAACCTCCACCCAAAGATAACCCGGCACAAATCAGGACGAGATGGGGTGTAGAAATCTAAATCTTTCGTTTCCCTCCCCTGCAAACCATCATAAGTAAGATATGTGTCGCTCACACGATATATGTTCTCAATCCACTCTTTATCAGCCCGGCTTTTAGCAAATAGGGAAACAACCTTATCGAGTGGCATATCATACACTTCACCGATACAATTCAAGTCCCAGGTACGGACATCCTCAATATTCGTATTGAAAAACATACGCGCTGGATTACAGCCATAAACCCAAACATCATTCATCCGTTTAGCCGGGTTCCAGCCATATTCCACACGCTGGCCCACATAGCCACCGCATAACATTAATCTGAGACTATCAGAGTCCAACTCCCGAATTTCATTAAGATCATGGACATATTCAACCGCAATACTCATCATCTCTCCGATTTTGGCCTCTTTCTGATCCCGGACCGTACAGATAGACTGAGTTACATTATTACGAAACTGCCCGTCAATATTTTTAAGAATGGGACTAATCATATTGTTTTTCAATGGAACCTTACCATTCTTTTTGATTAAGTCCGCTTCTCTTATCATCAAATCCGTTTCCGGGTCTTTAATATAATCTCCCCACTGGTCCTCATAAGCGTACATCACACTACGGCGCATCTTTTGACGAGCCTCATCCAGTGAAGCCCAATATTTACTGAATTCATCCAGAATATCCAGATGCTTCTCGTTACGTCTCTGTTCACGAGAAGCATCTTTCTTACGTACTGGCTTTACATTTCTATTCAAAAACTTATTCATAGCAACACATTTTTCACAAAAGTAAGACAGTTAACCCATTAGGTAGTTGTTTATTTACAACAAAAGCTACTTAATGCTCCGAAGTTCTTCTACTATTTCTGCTTTAAGAAGGTTCAGGGCAGTCTCATACGCTTTTCGAGTCTCCCTATCCGTTTCCTCTTTTATCAAATCCTGATATGATTTTACTCGTTTCTGATATTTCTTTAATACCGAGTAACGTTCATATTCAGATGAGTTCTCCAATTCTTTCAACTTCGCTCTATACTGTTCATTCCCAGTCTTTATTTCTTTTTTATAGCCGCGAAGTCTGTTCTCAACGACCTTATACTCGCCTAAGTAATTAAAGTATGCCTCATTTACGCGACTGAAAACATTCCTTTCATCACCACCACTCAAGAACCGATTTAATACAGGAACACTCCGCCACATTCTTTCATCTTCGTCCCAAATCATTGAAACCGTCTTTCCGACCTGATTTATGGTTTTCCCCAATCCTCCAAAATAGCTTTCAAAGAAATGTTCAAAAATTGCCGGGTTCATATTTAATAGCCCTCTATCGTATTTATCACTACCCGTTACTTCATTCAGTAATTTGGCAGAGGAAACAAGAGCCTTAGATGTGCCGGCATAAGCTTTAGTCCATTCCGGCATAAGTTCATTGAAATTATCTTTGTAAATGGGTTTACCAAAGAAATTTCTATTCTGTGCTACCTGATAAACCGGTTTACCAGCATCAGGCATTAGATTGCCAACAACAGTACCAACTATATTTTTCGTTGGTGTACCTTTGGGAATATTCCACTCTCCACCACCAAATGGGTTAATAGGCAGTAATTCGGTAAACTGTCCCATCAACTCCATTCCAATATTGCGATTATCCCCTTTACCTTCCATATAAGAACGGAACAGTTCGCCAGCTCCATAAAAAGCACGCAATTCGATTGGTATTGGAATAGTAAGGAACTTATCACCACCTAACCAGAAACAGAAATTATTCTTCCTTACCCATTCCGGCAGGTTTTCATAGGCATCTTTATCATCATCACCACCAAACATACCAATGAGTAAGTTATTCATGATAGGCAATAATATCCCAGCTGCAGTAAAGCCACCAATTGCAGCAGAAAAACGCTTTGGATTAGCCTTTGCTAAATTCGCAAAATTAGCTAAACTTTGTACAGCAGCATTGAAAAATAAGAAAAGAGACTTAAATGTAGTAGCGCCCAGGCCACCAGCTCCTTTTTTATTGAAATTCACCGTAACTTCTTTTGCATCACTAATACTTCTTGAAATGCTCCGTCCCATTTGACGGCTCGTCATATAAGTAGTGAAACGACTTACATCTTCAGCACATCTATTACCAAACTCAGTCCATTTTGCCATAAACTGGAAAGCAGGTACAATCCCCATTGTTGTAGGTACGGTAACTTTACCTGGTTTAACTCCAAATATCCGTCCCAAATCGACAAGGCCTTTAGCATCCATAATTGAACGCTCTATCATCTTTCGATGTTCTTCTACACTATGTAACGCCGTGTAGCCTGTTTCTCCACCATTTTTAAGAAACTCCGAAAAATAACGTTCCAATTCATTATTCAGGTCGAGAGAGTTCTTCTCAGACTTATATAACAATTCTCCAAGTCTTAACCCCAGTCCATTTTTAATTAGATTCCTTCTAAAACGACTTGAATACTTATGATCTTCCTTAATAGTTATTGCGGAAGTGGAAAATATCACATCTCTTGCCAAATTGCTAATTACAAAAGCCGGATTTCTGGTCGTAAAGTTTGCAGCCATTTGCCGATTGATGCGCTTAACCAAGTTTACAAGTTTATGGGAACCACTATCTGGATTTGTCAAACCATTCATAGCCTGTGCCGCCCTTGGATTACCATTGATATAAACAGTGTATTCAAGGCCATCCTTCTTTACTATGACCATGTGCTGCCTTTGTTCTCTGGGCAATGCCCTATATGGTACCTCTAACCGTCCTTTGCGAGCCAGTCCTTCTCTTGCAAGCTCTACCATTCTTCTTTCAAATTCTTCGACTAAAGCAGCCACTTCCTCCCCTGTTGCGTCTTCCGGTATCTCAGGTAGAGCTTGCTGCCATTCATCTCGCACCCCATCATAGGTATACCACATTTGCTTCACTGTAGCAAGGCTTGTTGGATGATTAATAACCATTGCCAGGAATCGTTGTTTCATAAGATTCCTATTCCCCTGCATGATGGCACTTTCGGCCATATTAGCTATTGTTGCCAGCGGATCGTCAGCCTCAGACACCCGACCTTCCATTTTCTTCACAGGTACATTAAATATTGGACGTTCTTCCATGATATAATCATAAACATCTGCTGCAGTATCCTCTTTCCAGCCTCGTAGTGGAATATAATACTTGAACATAGTACTAACTTTCTGATAAACATCTTTTGTCATTAAGCCGCACTCATAGGTCTTTTTGAGACTTTCTTTTGTTGCAGCATTAATCTTTTCCCAAAGAACAGTAGTCTCATTAGCTTCTTCAAAAGTAGATACTAACTTCTCAGCCTCAGTAGTAAAATTCTCTTTCTCACTAGTAAGAGAAGACAAGCCGGAGAAGTCTTTTCCACGAGCCTCAAAATATGCATCCTCTGCAGCTTCTTCCATCTCGGACTTTAAATTATCTCGCTCATCATCAAAAGTTAACCCATCAATACCACCATTGGCCAAAAGTTTTTCCAAATCATTAAGCTTTTCAAGAAATGGCTCCTTTGCTTTCTCCGCAGCACGTTTGGCAAATTCTTCATTTCTTTCAAGACCATGTTTAGCTTTCAAATAATCCAATATATCGTCATACTCTACCCCAGTCTTTATTAGTTTGTTCACTTCTGACATTATCGGATCAAAGAAATTCATTTTATAAAATTCCTGTTCAAATGAATTCCTACTGCTTAATTGATTTTCGGCCATATAAGCATTTTCATAATCTGCAATAGGTTTATCTGTTTCCTTTTCAAGTGCTTCTTGCAGAGTTTTCAACCCCAACATGCTATCTTGATACGCTTCTTGATACTTATACATCCTATCTAAAGTACGGGCCTCATACAAATGTTTAGCTACATCTTTTTCAGCTGTTGCATTATCACTCCTGTATTTTTTCCGAACCGGTGTCTCTCGGTAATTACCAACTTTCAATTTATATCGCATGGACATATCCTTAGCGAAAGCATCTGTCGAGTGTCCTTCTGTCTTCAATTGATAGGTTCTCCAAAGCATATATCGTAAATCTCCATCATTCAATCTGAAACCAAGTTTGATTTTAGCTCGACGGAGCATATCTGTGAGCAAAGACTTAATTGTCTGTAAGAAACCATTTTCACGTTCAAAACCTTTTTCGGCCAATTCAGCAAGATATTCCTCTGTGGCCAAATGAAAATCGTACCCGCGTTTAATTCCAAGGTCAATGATTTTCCTTCTTGTTGCTGGAATAGCATTTTCAAAAACCTTATCAATGAAATCATCATACTGTTCCCCGAATACTTCATTCAGCCCACGATGTCCAACAGTTTCATGCAATACAGTAGCCTGCGCATCTTCAACAGATACGGCATTAGGCAGGTAAACGACAACTTCTTTTGTTTTTGAATCAAACCATCCTTTCACATTACTTCCATTTTCTATTTGGATGCGAGCATCATCATCATTCGGCAATTCATCAATGCTGTTTATAATCCGTACAGGAGTATTCAACATCTTCGCCTGTTCCACTATAACGGAAGACAGGCGCTTACTATTCCTTGTACTTTCATCTTCAGCAATACGATATTTTTTATTTTCATCCGATGCTTTAGCTTTTTCTTCCAATTGTTTTTTCAAGCCCTCAACTTCCTTTTCAGCTGCTTTTAATTCATCTTCGCGTCCCCACGGAGTATTCATTGCTTCCGTTAGTCCCTGGACCCTCTTTTCATAGGAAGCTATCTTCTCATCAATATCAGACAAGTTTTTCTCCACGGCCTTCAATTGGTGCTCAATACTTGACATCAAACCTTTACCACCATTGAATTGGCGTCCTTCAACAATATGTTCATTGCCAGCATACAGTTCATACACCATCCTACCCTCATTGAAATGAACAATGACTTCCGCCTTGCTATTATTCAACATTATTTTTAGAGGCGCTGTCCCACGATTAAGGCTATATGCATCTTCATAAGAGGCAATAACCGGCTCTAATGCAGGTCCAAATTTCTCCGTATAAGTTTTACCGTCAACTGTAACACTCTCAACGCCGTCAGGGAAATACTCACTTATAGTTTTATAGGCACGTTCATATACTTTCTTCTGACCTTTATCATGGATAATTCGATTTCTGGCATACTCAATACTCTCAGCCATACCACTCTTACTGTTTGCATCACTTCGTTTTAAATTACGTAGTTTCTTTAATAAATTCTCAGCAACAAATAGGAGTTGAGCCGTCTTATCACCGGACAATGTAGCTGCCATCTGGTTAAATGTCATTCCGCTGGGGTCCTCATCATCCTGTTCTTCCATAATACGGCCAGAAACATTACCTTTCATCATTTGATTAATGAAGTTCTGTTTTATTCTCAGGCGGTCATAAGCTGTAGCATCCAAAGTTCCCTGAACACCATAGGTCACTACATTTACAGGTTTGCCCCACAGAGCATAATTATTGCCTTGCCGAAGGATTCTACCATTCCTTTGTTCAAAGTCCATAGGACGTACCGGAGCATCAATATGATGCAAACCATATAAGCGATCCTGAACATTAACGCCTACTCCCATTTTCTCAGTACTGCCAAGTAATATACGAACATCACCAGAGCGTACTTTCTCAAACAAACCTTTCCGACGTTCACCATCATAGTTATTAATGATAGCAATTTCTTTGGCAGGTATTCCCTGGGCTATCAGTTTTTGTTTTATGTCCTCATAAAGATTGAAACGAGGAGTATTCGGATCATAGTCAAACAAATCCATTTTGGGCTGTTCCCCGGGAGACTGATAACTATCACAGAAAATAAGTTGTGCCCCTTTATCCGCGTTACTTTCATTATAGAGTTTTACGACATTTGATACAACCTGATTAGTCTTGCTATTGGGATTATCTGCAAATGAAGGATTAAGTAATCGGAGATCAATCGCAGCTTGTTTTGCTTTAGTAAAAACAACAAGAGGAAGTGCGCTCATTCTTCTTTTCTCTTTACCGCTCATTTTGCTGAATCTTTCCAACTCACTTATGAGAATCTGCATTACGTCTTCCAGATCTTCGTTTTTATCAATGACAATATTGGTCATCGCTCCATCCCGGAGTTTTGGAATACTACTACTTTCCTGAAACTCTTCTACATCTTCCGTCAAAACAACATCGGCATGACTACGGAAAGCTTTCACCAACTCCGGTACATTGACATAACTCTTAAAGCGGTCCGCAATTTTGAAGTTCCCGGTAGCCGTAAATTCAAGAGAAGGTTCCACCGTACCGAATGTTGTTGCAAATTCATCAAAAGTCTGAATGTTATAAGCTTCAAGAATATCAGGGGCAACAAAATTCATCATAGTCCAGACTTCTGCCATCGTATTCGTTATAGGAGTACCGGTAGCAAGTATTACATTACGGCCGTTATTCTTCTCCTGTACCCATTTGGCCTTTAGTAGCAAGCTGTTTGCACGTTGGGATGCAGTAGTATCAATACCTTTAACATTGCTCATCTTACTAACAAACCCAATCTTCTTATAGTTATGAGCCTCATCAATAAACAATGCATCTATGCCCATTTGCTCAAAAGTCAATACATCGTCGGTTCTCCGATCAAGCTGGCGTTCCATTTTAGTTTTGATACGATTCTCAGCCTTGGCCCTATCTTTTACTGATCGTTTTTTAGGTTTCTCAACTCCTTCAAATTGATTTTGAAGGTCAGCTACTTCCTTTTCTAATCTACGCCTCAAAGAGTCATTCTCAGTCGCTTCAATAACTCTCTCATACTCATCTATCTTCTGTTGAATGAGTTCTTTCTTTCGCCCCTCATCATCCGGTATAAATTGCATAAATGATTGAGGAATGATAATCGCATCAAAATCCCCTGTTGCAATCAGATTAAATAAACGTCGACGATTATCTGCACTTCGTTCGTCTTTCCCAGGGGCCAAGACATTAGCACCTGGATATAGTTTATAGAAGTCTTTTACAAAATCTTCTAATGTGGCATTTTGAACAACAATCATAGGTTTCCTGGCAATCCCCAAACGCCGCATTTCCATCGCTGTGGTAATCATCGTGAAGGTTTTGCCTGTACCTACTTGATGAGCATACAAAGTGCTTTCCCCAAAACTACGCTGCACAGCTTTCATCTGGTGAGCACGCAATGTTATTTCTGTGTTAGAATTTGGATAATGTTCAAAAGCTGGCAGGTCATATTCCTTCAGGCGGAAGTTATTATACTTGTCATTGTAAATCCGTTCTAACTCTTTATGAAACGCTTTCTGCCCGTCGATGTATTCAATGAATTTATCAGAGATTTCCATTACCTTCTCGGCAGCGGCTTGTGTCTCCACCTCATTGACGACACGTATCTTTTGTTCCCCGTTTTTAATCTCATCATAAACTTTCGGTTTCCGTTGATTTAATGCAGCCTCGAATAAATTAATCGTTCCAAGCCGGTCAGTTTTATATATGCCGGCTTTTGCATAATCTGCTACACTAATAGATTTGCCTGTGACATATTCATTTAATACTGAAACAAAATTCAATCCAGTATCCGAAAGCCCTAAGACATCCTCCGCAAACTTATCAATGAACTCAGTAGGTATCCAGGGGGTACCAAGACGATAGCTTATATCACCAAAGCGTATCATTTCAGGTTGGACATTGATAAGTTCTTCCACATTCTTTTCAAAGGCCGGGTCACGTTCCGCTGCTGTTCTTGCCTCTTCCAGTTTTTCTTTAACATTACCGGAAAGATATGTACCCCTATCTATTAAGTCACCAGTCAAAGGGTCACGATATGCCACCCCATCACGCAACATATCATCAATAACTTCCTCCTCACTCTTCGCTATTAGTTGAGAAATATATGGGATATCTATAGCGCCACGATAGGAGCGACTGATGTTTACAGCATCCTGCAAATTATCCGCTTTAGATGGTTCTTTCACAGGATAACTAACTCGTTTATCCAAAATGCCTTTACCTTTGGTTATTTGGTAAACCGATGATTTACCTGTGGCAGATGGCACTTTGGTAACGTCTTCTAATGATAGAGGAAGGTAACGTTCAAAGTCTTCTACGAGAACATTATCTAATGCTTTGTTACGATTGAGTGTACCGTATTTTTTTGCAAAAGCATCATACTGCTTATTTAGCTCTTTCCTTATAGGTTCAGGGGCTATATCTAAGCTCTGTTCCGCAGTAATAAGTTTCTTTAGTGTGGATTTAAGATCATTGTAACTCTGTACAGCATCTACCGTTTTCTGCAATTTACCGTTGTAGGTAAACGTTTCTTTTACGGGAACAGGTTCTAAAACCCCACTCATGGCAACATATATCTTTCCATCTTTAACGGTCAATGTTCCATCTTTCTGGGTGGTTTGTTCTTTATCCTTAACCACAGCACTATTCTCTACCTTTCCCAAAATATTTTCCGGTAACTTTCCGATAGCTTCACTAATCGCTTGAGATAAGTCCAGACCAGACCGAGCCTTTAATGTCTGCGAAGCTCCACTATATAAGCCACCACTACCAGCATCAAATGCCGTCATCATTTCTCCCAGCATCATTTCAGGACGGGCAGCAAAATATTCATTAATCATTATGGGTTTCGTCCGCTTCTCGCCTTTTTCTTCATAGGTACCCTCTCCCACAGGAGTAGTGGAAATATAATTCACGCCATTAGCCACCTCACCTGCTTTTCTCTTACGGAATACTAGAATATCAGCCGTAACACTCGTACCTGCATTTTTTTGGAAAGCATCATTGGGCAAGCGTATAGCTCCAACCATATCAAAACCATTACCGGCAACAAATTCACGGAACCGGCTGTCAGCACCATCCATAGTTGCAGACGACGTAATAAATACTCCTAAACCATTTTCTTTCAGTTCAAGTAATCCCTTTGCTATAAAATAATTATGAAGATTGTATGCCCCACCAAGCTTTTTCCTAAGCGACTTATCCAAGAACTTATCATAAGGAGCATCTTTACCAAAAGGCACATTGGTAATAACAAGATCCTTACTTTGTGGAGCAAACTCCGTCTCATAGCCCTGTACCTTTGTATTAGCATCTGGATATAATGCTTTACTTATCCTCCCAGATAAACTGTCAATCTCAAAACCGCTGATTTGAGAATTTTCGGCAATACCTTTAGGCATCAAACCAAGAATATGCCCCACTCCCATGGCTGGTTCACTTATCATTCCACCGGTAAACCCTACGCGTGTAGCAATGTTCCAAAGATTTCGGATTATAGGTTCGGGAGTATAATGCGACGTAGTAGTTGATTGGACCGCACTTCTAAATTCTTCAGGAGAGAGTAATTCTTTTAGTTGCTTGTAGTAAGGGAGGTACTTCGCGTTCCAGTTGGCATCGGCAATCCAAGAACGTTCACTGGCTTTAAATTTATTTTCATCTAATGCGTTAGCCAATCCTCCCCAGCCTACATAACGGGCTAACTTTGCTTTTTGCTGTTCCGTAGCCGGCTTTCCGCTATTCTCCACTTCTCTAAGTGTACGGATGGCATCAATGTTTGCCTTTAATTTGGCAACATCACCGGCAGGAACATCAATGTGGTTCTCACCGAAATTATAGTTATTTCGATTTCGTTGAACTTTTACAGAAGAGACGACGCGGCCTGTTGACTCAGGTATTCTTCCGCTTCTGTCCGTGTCAGGCACATTATGTCCATGCACGCCTGTATCGTTTCTTCGCCGTTCAGTTCTGACAGCTTCTTCCCGTGTTTTTCCTCCCATGCTTCTATCCGTATCCGGATTTCGCTCTTCGGAGTTTCTTTGTTCGCCATGATCTTCTAAATTTTGATTAAACAAATCCTGCATCTCGGCAGGCTTATTACTTTCACTCTTTTGCGAAGATATCGTATTCTCAGATGATTTCCTATTATTTGACTTACTTTCTTTGGCAGGCAATGTAGCTTTATCTATGGGCTCTACAGCCTTATCAAATGATTCAGTATCAAAGTCCTTCACTGCATGGTATTCATCCATGTCCTTCTGAAAGTCTTCCATACCCGGGAACTGGCGTGCACCCTCATAGAAAGATTTCAAATATGGACGAACGGCATCGCCAACATCTTCAATCATTCTTTGAGCAAAATCTCCGAATTTCCTGGCACCAGCTTCAATATGATATGCCGCCATCTCCGCTCCGATGGAAAACAATTCAGGGTCAAAACCAATATTCATTTGTCCAAGCTTTCCACGAAGTTTATTCTTCAATTCTTCGTATCTATCCTTAGACACCAATTTATTGGAAACCCCATATTCCACCGTGTCGGCTTGTACTACGTCTTCTGACTGTATTTCTGCGATATTATCAGCATTTTCTTTTGCAATCTTGTATTCAGCAAAAGGTTTCGTCTTACGTTTTGAAGATTTCACCCACTCATTGAACACCTCTTTTGATACTTCTGTAGTCTTTCCTAAACCTTTCCAACCTGGAGAATAGTTCTTCATGTAAGCCCTCTTTGCTGCCAAAGCAGAATTGAAGCCATACATTACCTTGTGTTCATCAAAGGAACCGTCTTCATTCATCTGGTCAATGATATATACTTTACCACCAGCCGGATTATCCGATAAGAATACGTCAATATGATCACCGTCCACTCCTTCTGTACCACGGATATAACCATAGGTGTTGTTCATGGTAACACTCCACGGCTGGCCATTAGTATCTACCCCCGAACGTTCACTACCTTTCGGGGTCTCAATAGTAATGTCGTACCCATCAATCTTAATATGCCCTTTCTTATAGTTACCGGCTGACTTCTGTGCTTCAGTTGGGTTAATATCTACTTCCTGTTCAGCATCAAATAAATGCTTAGACTCTGATATCCTATTGGCATAATCCAATACATCTTCCCCAGGTTCCAATAGGGGAGAAACAAATTGTGCTGGATTGTTTTCTTTCGGGGTGGGAATATTACGTTTGAAATCAGCGTCAATGACATAAATATCACCTTCTGTATCTTTCAATACATTACGTGGGCGCAGATCTGATATGATAACGTCTCCATTTGAATATTCAGCTTCACCTGTTTTATTGAAGCCAAGAGCCTGCATATAGTTACCAATCTCTTCTGGAGTGGCAAACTCTGCATTATCTATATATTCTTGTTTATATATTGGATAAATGGCACCGCCATTACCGAAACCTGTAAAACCAACTAATTCATACTTTGTCTGCGGAAAAAGCTCATTATGAAGGTCAATGCGTTTGAATAATTCTGGAAGATTCTTACTGTTTACCAAGTTATTCATCTTGTAAACAGCATCGTTTTCTCGATCTAAATAAGTATCATTTTCATTTCCGCTAAGGAATGGTGTACCGAGGTTGGAAAGATTCTGTATGGGAGTCCACAAGCCGCTTTCTTTGGCCTGTGCCTCGATCATTTGATTTACTTCTTGCTGGTGGCCTCTGCCTCTTTCGCTTTCCGATGCATTTCTTGATGCCTCTTCAATTCTTCGTCGTAATTGATAGACCGGTTCTTCCTGTTCGCCAGATATTTCAGGCAACGTTCCGTGCTCTCCTTGTGGAATTGATTCAGATACTTCGTCATTTTCGTTAACTTTTTGATTTTCACCCTGCAAATTTACAGAATAGTCCTCAGAGTTCAAAGCATTGTTACCATTTTCCTGAGTCGAGGAAGATGGTTCTACAACAGATAAATCATTTACAGTAAGTTGTTCTATATTTACTGGCTTCTGCTCTTTTATAACTTCGAATTGTTCATTGGGGACAATTCCGTTATTCTGCTCCTCACTTTCTCTATTCTCTGTTGCAGCAACTTCCGGTGCTCCGGATTCTTCGTGTTGTTCAACTTCTTCTCCAGATAACGGAGATTGATTTTCTCGGCTATCCTCTGCCTGTCCTTCTGTTCCATTATTATTTTCAATTTGTGAGTAAATATAATCTAATTCATCAGCAGTAAAACCACCATGATATAGTTCAGGATTGCTCTCTTCTATCTTTTGAATAATAGCTTCATCTGCAGCTTCTTTATCAAACTCATTACGGAACTGATCGTATTGCTGAACGTAATCATCTAAAACCTCATAATAGCTATAAGTACGCTGCGTGTCAGAAATATCCATATCAGCAGTCAAAGCCTCCTCTATTTCATTCTTCTGTTTATCTGTCAATTTATCTATTTTTTGATCCGCCTCTTTCAGTTTGATGTACAACCGACCTGTGTTACTTTCCGGACCACCAACAGGAATACCCATTTCTTTGGTGGCTATCTCACTGAACTTGGAAGATAAAGAGCGCATTGTATCTGATACCTGACTGACATGGTTCGAAGGATTAGTAAGCATGAAATCAACTATATCCTGTTCTGTCACCTCTACCCCATTTTCACTTAATTCCTGAGCAATAGTATCTATTTCTTGACCGTCTTTTCTTAGCCAACCTTTCGCTAAAGCACCGGTTATCTGATTACGATCGCCAAAGCGATTAAAAGAAGAAGTACTAACTTTTCTACCAAGTAACTCACGTTGCCATGGTTTCAATGTCTGTTCATGGCTGGCCAGATCCTTAGCGGCAGAATAAGCACCAAGAACCTCATTGGCATCATCTGAGTTATCAGCAACCCAACTAATATAATCCTCATCAGTACGCACTTCTTCCGGTACCTGTGAAGTCTCCATACTCTCAGAAGTATCTGATTGTTCAGGAACGACGCTCTGGAAGAAAGTATTCAATTCGTCCAGCTCTTTCTTTTTAGATCGTATGAGATCACGTAATTCGACGCGTTCACCTCCAGTTGCTTTTGCCAGGCGAGCATTAATTTTTTCAAGTTCTTCATTCTTCGCAGCGACATCGCCTTTCAAATCCTCAATAGCCACTTCGGGAGAGTCAACAGCACTGGTATAGTCAAACTGTTGCTGTGGTGTCATACTTTTATAGTCAATGCTTCCGTCCTTCTTCTTGGGAAGGGTATCAAGAACCTTTTGTAATCTTTGTTCCGGTGTTTCTTCCTTGACTGATTCTCCCTCAACAGGAACAGACACTTGGTCCGTTTCTTCTTGAATAACTTCAGATTCCAATGGCGTCTCTTCCGTTTGCAGGGTTTCTTCCAGCAAGGGGGCCGGGACAATATCATCTTGCCACATTTCGGACTCTTTCAGACTATAATAATCATCAATACTAATTGGACGTTCATCTCCATTCTCGATATCTATTTCACCGGCATCATCCAACTTTATAGCCATTACACTTTGACCTGGGTCATCCATATTATCACCCTCTATTAGATAGCGACTACCATCCATCATAACAGTTTCTCCACGAACAGGTGCAGGAATATCAGGAGAACGGAGGCTTTCTTCCTCATTAGTGACGAAATCTTGTTCAGCATTAATCTCAGCCTGAACAATCATATCATCAATAGGGACCTCGGACAGAACGCTATCAAAGTCCTCAGCCTGGGCCATCTTTCGCTCACCGGTTTCATCGACATAATAAATAGTCTCGCTTGAATTGTCCCGATCCAGAAAGCCATCCTCACCAAATGACAGATTACCACCTACAAGATAAACTGGATTATCGGCAAACTTATGTTTAGCCTGAATAACAAGGCCTGTTTCTGGATTACTAATCCTTTCGACGTCGGCCATTGCCTGTTCGCGGGCCTGCATCTTTGCCTCTTCCTTTCTTTTGTTGGTATGATCGACGTACTGCGAGAATATCTCCTTTGCCGGAAGATAATCTGCCAGAGCCGAAACCTGTTGTTCATTCAGGTTATTGGTCGATGCAAACTGCCCAAGGTCTGAAACAGCATCCAACTGAGAAACAATTTCCTCAGGCAAGAGACTGTTTACTTTTCTCTCAGCTCGTTTAAAATTACGGTAAATATCAATCTTATTTGCTTCAATATCTTCGGAAGTAACGCCAGCAGACACATCTTCATTCTGCACATCTTCAAGTACCCTTTCTTCCTGCATATCCTGAACAGCAAAGACACGCTCTTTCTTTTCTTCCTGAGTTAGTTTTTCATCAGTGAGCGTCCTTTTGATAAATGCTTTAGTCGTTTCTTTGTCACCGGCATTTATTACTTGCTGCAATTCATCAAATAAAGCTTGGTCTTCCTCATTCAGCCCTTCTTTAAACCTGTGTAAGTTCCTCTGAGTAGTATATTTCTCACGTGCCATTCCCCCAAGTCCTAGCAGACCAAAGGCAGCAGACGTCGGTGCAAGTCCCAGAAATGTATCAATGTTATTGTCTAAATCTGTAGCCTGTTCAACGGTCATCTCTCCCAGTGGAATGTTGGCAAAGTTATTATATACCTCTTCGGCATATTCCCCCAACAGCCCATGAAACTGTGTACGTTGAGCAACGTTTTTGATAGTAGGATTATTCTTTATCTTGCTGATGAGCTGTACAATCTCGCTATTAGAAAGTTTAGAAAAGCCAGGAATAAACTTGTTCAGTGCTTCTTTTGCCAACTTGCCACCACCAGCGAACGCATTGAAAAACATTTCTGACTGATTTTCAAGAAAATTAGAGATAGCAGATTTGCCCAAGGCTTCACCGAAATTCATGCTATTCTCGCGACCTGCATACTTAATATCACCATCCTCGACTTTCGCTTGGACATCACCAATCATCCGTTCGTTGGTTCCAGAAGCTACGCGACCTATACTTGAAGTAGCTGTCATCCCGGCAGCGGCTGCGGCATCACCAACCAATCGGCCCGCAACCTTTGCCGCATTACTTGTTGCTACACGGCCAAAGCGTTTCAAACCATGTTTCAGCAAACCTTTTGCTAATGCATTGCCGGAAGAAGAAACTGGATTAACAGCAAATTCCAGCATGAAAGGAATACTTTGAGCCGTCGTACTACCAGCTTTATAACCTCTACTCATATCAGAAGAGAAGTAAGCCTGTGTAGCCATGTTTACAGCCGCAGCATCAAGCAACTTCGATTCTTCCGGAGAGAGCTCTTCCCCACTCTCTTCTTTCTCAATCGCCTTTCTGAGCAAACCGGAATATGCCGTATCTGTAAGTCCCATGGTCCAGTTGTCTGTATCCATAAACTTATCTTTGAAACCTCTACCAAGTGAAGAGAAAAAGCCCGTATCGCCTTTCTTTACCTCTTCTACAAGCTTATTAGCATCATCAAGTAAGTTCTTTGCTGCATGGAGCGATGTATAACGATCCTGCGTCTCTTTGGTATCATCATTACCAAACCTTTGTGCGGCGCCTACGGCAGAAGAAGGAATGAATGCGGAACCGGCAGGCATAGGCAACGGCTCTCTCTTGTTGCTCAATTCACTATCAATCTCACCCAACTGACCACTGATATAATTCGAGAAGAAGTCTTTTTCATCATTCTTCCTTTTCTCTATTGCGGCACTGTATTGCTTCGATTGCTCTTCCGGAGTCATCTGTTGATAATCTGCATAAGGCACACCAAATATCATTGTATCTTCACCTTTACCCTCAACGTATGGAGATTTCGGACGTGGCTGTGACTGTTCCTGATGAAGAATAGAAGGACTATTCGTATTCAATTTAGAATTAAATGTATCATAATCTCCTATATCGTTGAAGCCTTTTTTATTTAATGCCTCATATAATATCTTACGATTATTCTCATTTGCCATTTTTGAGCGAAATATATTCTCATCACCTATGTCATTAAAACCTTGTTTCTTTAATGCACTATAGAGTAATCCAACATTATCTTTTGTGTCCATTTCTACCAATTTAGTCCAAGTGATTTACCGTTATTTGAATTCTCATTCCATCCTAATCCCAAGGAAGTCGATTCTTCCTTCTCCGTTCTTCCACCATACTTAAACCCTCTACTTTTAAGTTCCTCGGCTGGTATCATACCGTTCTGCAATGCGTAGGCAGCAGCAGCTTGCCAGTCAGTCTTAGTCTTTGTGATATTTCCCATATTGTCCCTTTCATGAGAAAGGAACGGAGCCAAGTCGTCCTCTCCCATTCCAGATCCGAGCACAATTTGTTGGGCTTCATTTGGAGTAAGTCTTGTATTACGAGTATAGACATTACCATCACCTCCAATAACACTATCCACAATCTTGGAATTATTGCTATTTTCTTTTGTTTCAATCTCGTTTAATCTATACTTATGGTTGAGTGCAGCAAGTTCTTTCGCATCCTTAGCCTTTATTGCTTGCTGCTGTAAGGCCTGTTTCCCTCTGGCGTCCAACATTCCTATTTGGAACGCCTGATCTATCTGTTTTAAAGTTAAATCACGGTTATATTTCAACTCTGTAGCCGCCTTTGCAGCCTCTTGCTGACGTTTATACATGTCGTCCGCACGTCTACCCTCATAGTCCTTAAAAATAGCAGAGAGAGACTTATTTTGATAATCAGCGTCATTTGCACGCTTAGCATCCCGAAGACGTTGTAACCGCTCATTATATTTAGGTACCTGCGAATTTATCGGAGCGAATTGCCGAGCCCCCTTTGAAGAGGCGAACATTTGGCCGCCCAAATTTGCAATGTCTCCCAGTAGAGAAAGAGCACGTTCGCGACGGGTTATCTTTTCCTCTTTTTCAAGGTCCGGCTTCTGGTAGAAGTCTTTAAAGAAACCATAATAGCCTTTCTGTCCAATCGCATCCGCATAATTGGGCTGTTTGGGGGTAGCAGGTCTTATTTCAGAAACTTTATGTCCTTCAGGTACTACCGGAGCTACAACTTCATCCATCGAAGCCGGAGCCGGTTTATTAAGATATTCCAGTAATGCCATAGTTTACCCTTTCTTATCCAATAAGCTCAGAGCTGAGCTAATTAACGATCCACTGTTACCCAATAACTGCGTACCACCCGCTTCGTTTACCTGTAGTTGAGCCATCTGTTGCTGCATTAATGCATTCTCGTTGGCCTGATTCTGAGCATCGACCTGCCTCTTTATCGCATCACCACGAGTAGCAAGATTTCCAACGACTTCTCCCATCATCTTCTGATCATTTTCCTGTTGAGCAAGCACAGCCTCCGGAGTACCTCCTGTAACAGCGGCAGTTGCTTGTGCTTCTTGATTTCTACGACGCAATGTATCTTCCACTCTCTTTATAGCAGCCTGAGCCTCTTTACTATCTAAGTAGTTCTGATAGTAGTTACGGTTATACCAAGCCTCATTCTTATTACGCTGTTGGTTAAGCATCTGCTGTTGGGCATTGGCCGCTTTTGCCGCCTTGCTTGCCCCCATTACTCCGCCAATCAAACTGGCACCTATTCCAATTGCAGTTCCTATCATAATAGCTATTTTTTTAAGAGCAAAAAAAAGGATTTATCGCCATATCATAGTTGTGCTTTTACAACAATAATATGCTGTATTACAATTATATTTGTAATTTAATTAAATTATCACTTAAACAATTACAATCCACATGAAGAAACTTATAAAGAAAAAGAAGAACTCATACACTGAAGAAGAAAAGATACAGGCTGTAAGACTATTGAAGGAAAACAACTTTAATCATTACCTCACAGCCGCTCAAACTGGTGTGTCTATCTCATCTCTACATAACTGGTCTGCACGGTACATGAGTGATATTGATAATACCAATAAGGTACAGATAATAGCCGAAAGTGTAGAGTTGAATCTGGCAAGGGTAAAAACCAACTTTATCAATAAACACTATACCAAAATGAATGAGCTTGCTGAGGAAGCTGTCAAAAAAGCAATCGACCTTGTGAAAGAAGAAACAGACCTCAATAAGGTCAACAACACAATAAAGGTTATTTCTGACTTTTTTAGTAAGATGTCAGATGAAGGAGAAGAAGGAGAAAAGAAAGGCGATAGTTATAATCTCATCCAACAAACAATTATAGCATGCAATTCGATGAACCAACAATAATAATAGCATCTTCGCTGCATGAAAACTACTTCTCATAAAACTAGGCAAATATGCCGGATATGGTTAATATCCTTTTATCGGCTCTTATTTCCAATTGGGTAGAAAAGCTTAAGACAACCGAATAAAAAGCCTTTTCCTTTGCCTTTTCTCTGCTATGATTTATCTTTGCTGCAAAAACAATATGGCATACAATTATGATGAAGAGAGCGTGAAAGCTCTAATTAACTGGGCTGAGACCGCGCAGTTACCCCAAGAGGTAACTTTAAGTGAGGCTGAACATATTACCGACACCAAGATATATGTTCGTGCTAATATTAACGATATTAAGCAGCATTACCCAGATGCATTCTATAACCCGGCAATTGACCGACTTTATAGACTGAAGGAATTCGTAGAAGGGACGGCGGAGTAACCGTCCTTTTTTATGCTCTTTGCAAAATAGATGGATCAGTTGGTGCTTTTTTTATAAAGTCATTCTCTATAATATAGGCGTCCATCAGTTTTGCATCATAGGGCTTCAATAAAGATGATATTTCTGTTTTTGATAAGTCTGATTTCAACCATTTTTCTTCATCCTCTGGAGATAAGATTGCCGGCATACGGTGCTTAGTATTGTGGATGTAATCTGTGAGAGGATTGGTATCAGTCGTAATGATGGAAAATGTTGTATGTTCCTCTCCAGTCACTTTATCCAGCCAAGTATCATATATTCCGGCCATAGAGAAAATAGGCTCATCTTTCAGATAAATATAGTAGGGTATCTTCTTACTTCCCTCATGTCTCCATTCAAAGTAACCAGTTGATGGGACTATACAACGTTTCTTCATAATCGGCTCACGGAATGAGGGCTTTTCAAAGATAGTATCTGCCCGGGCATTAAGTGTCATTCGCCGAATTTCATCTGCATTAGCTTCACCTTTCGTCCAAAAAGGAATCAGCCCCCAGTTGAATACCTGAATCTCGCCCAAGCTTGTGATGATTGGATATTTCGGGAAATTGAAAGCATTCACATGATACTGTTCGTTGAGAATATCTTGGTATATCTCAACTATATCCGATTTTCGGCCGTAACGGGCCGCCAGCTTAATGGCTTTTGCCGACATGGAGTTATGAAAACACATAGCTACTTACATTTGATTGTTAGTACCTCATTTATATCAGTTGTATAACGCTTGGAAAGCTGTTCTTGTTTTAGCTTCCAGTCTCTTCCGTTACCTTGAACCGCCAATTTCACAAGATGCCTATGTTCACCATTAACTTTATCTATGGCTTGCATCAGCTTTTCCCGTTTTTCCCGATCTACTGTGTCGAATAATCCAAGTTGGGCACTTGTTACTATCTCTGTAATGATAACACCGGCTTTCTTGTACTGATAACCTGGCATAAAAATACTCTTTAGTCCTTCAAGAGCATAATGTACTATTTCAAGAGTATCACTCGTAGGTACAGGCAGTTTGATTATTGTGTTCTTCCAATATTGGGGTAGGTCTTCCCGGAAGTTATTCGTGTGGATGAATACCATCAGAGACATTGCGTATGACTTTTGTTGTCTGAGCTTCTTCGCACATGCAGATGCATGCGTAGCGATTGCCTCAGACATAGTATCAATATCTTCTACCATTTTACCGAAAGAGCGGCTGGTACATATTTGTTTCTTGGCAGGCGGTGCACTTTCCATATCAATGCAAGATATTCCTCTCAGTTCTTTCCAGGTACGTTCACCTACAACGGTCATATTCTTTCTAACCCATGAGCCGGGCAGTTGTGTAAAATCAAAAGCGGTCTTCACTCCTTGTTTTTCCAACTTTGCAGCTTGACGACGGCCAATCCCCCATACATCGCCAATCTCAAACAGTTTTAATGCTTTCTCACGCTTTTCTTCAGTATCAATGATGCAGAGACGATTATACGCTGGATACTTCTTTGCAAATTTGTTAGCCATCTTTGCAAGTGTTTTGGTTGGAGCAATACCAAGACTTACAGGTATACCGGTACCACGAGATACTTTCCGTACAATGTTTGCTCCGAGTGATTGCAGGTCTTTAATCCCCGCCAGGTTGAGAAATGCTTCGTCAATAGAATAGACTTCAATTTCAGGCGCCAGCTCTGCTAACATTGACATCACTCGTCCGGACATATCGCCATATAGCACATAGTTAGATGAAAATACAGCTACATCATGTTGCTTTACTAAATCCTTTATTTGGTAAGCTGGCACTCCCATTTTAATACCGAGAACTTTTGCTTCATTGCTCCTGGCTATAACACATCCATCATTGTTTGATAAAACAACGATAGGTTTCCCGTTTAGCGAGGGGTTGAAGACCCTTTCACAACTCGCATAGAAGTTGTTACAGTCTACAAGGCCGAACA